AGTGATTTCATCTTGATCGTTTGCTCGTTCAATCATTCGATCTGCTATGAATCCTGCTCGATCAACCGCATCTGTTTCATCTGTGACTAGACCTGTTTTTGCCTTGATATGGCTAACTGCGATCTCGGTTTCCTCGTCCTCGATTTGTTCAATCAAATCTTCAAATCTCTCACGTTCACCAGCTGAAGCTCTTGCAGCATTCACCATTGCTTCCTGCTTCTTCTGCTCCAACATCAATGTTCGTTTCGCAATCTTCTCCTGGAACTCTTGATCCTGAGTGCTTTGGATAGCTGCGAACTCCTGAGCATTACGCTGCATTCGTTCGTCTGATGCCTGCTTGTCAGCAAAGCCCTGCTGCCTCGCCATGATCTGCTCACGAGTCATCTGCCTCGTCGTAGCGTCCTGCATGTTGGCTTGACGAGCACTCTCTTGACGGTCCTTCTCACGAGCAGCAGCCTTGTCACCTTCAGCAATATGCTGGGACACCATTGGAGATACGGGATTCAAAGGCTGTTGATTCTGAAACGCACTCATGAAATTGCTCCGAGATACTCATCCGGCATGCCCATCATGTATTGAGAGCCAGGCGTCATATCCAGCTGGGCCATCTGGGAAAAGATCGCCGCAATAGAAACAGGACTGGACGGGTACTCCGCGATAGCCCTGAACGAGTTCTCCATGCCTGTGGCAAGGAACTGATTCGCCATGGCTTCAGCCCCTTGCTGCATGATCACACCCTGCTGGAACAGATTGGAAGCAGTTTGAGTTTGCTGGTTACGCAGAGATCCCGCCTGGTTGATGTTGCTGCCCGCCTGCATGCCCACCTGTCCGTAGTTCTGGGCACGCTGCATCTTCATCTGGGAACTCAATTCATTGAATCGGTTCGCCAAACCAGACATCGTCTGTTGTGTCTGCTGTGCAGTTTCAAAGTCCATTTGAGCAAGAGCAGCCTGGGCCTGAGGGTCGCCCTTATCTGCGGCAATCTTCATCTGGTTTCTCTGCTGGCCCCTTTGCCGAGCAATTCCAAGAGCCTGAGCAGAAGCATCAGATGCCACAGACGACTCGAGATCATTCACAGCCTGCTCAAACAGGTTGTCGGACTGCTCGAGAACGCCCTTGTTGAACTCAGTTTGGTCTGCCAGAAACTGATCGCCTGCATCCGAGATCGTTGCTGCCTGACCCGACAGCTGATCGAAGGCTCGATTTCCGCTTTCACGAATGTTCTGAGCCCCCCCCACATAGGCGTCCTGCATGTTCTGCAAACCCTCGTTCATTCGACCGGCTTGAATATTGCCGGCACCTACGAGGTTCTGGTAGTCAGACAAGAGGGCCGCACCCATCTGGGCTCGGGCACCCTGAGCCGGAGTGGTCTCAAATGCCGACCGAGGCATGATGTCCCCGACAGATCGGAAGCCCGTGTTAGACGTGACTCCCGGTCTACGAAATTCACCGGGGTTCCCAGGAATGGGCATGAAACCCTGCTGGGCTGCTCGCTGCTCTGCCCCGGCTTGGTTCTGGAACATGTTGTAGAACTGGTCAAAGTGGCCACCGCCAAATCCCTGTCCGGGATTCATGCCTTGACCAAAGTTACCGAAGTTGTAGTTTCCAAACTGGCTCATCAGGTTGGCCTCTCAGACATGTCAGTACTAGTGGCCCTGCCTCTGCAAATCACGGCCATCAGCTTAAAATCCAGGTCAGGAGCAAAGATCTCAATGCCGGGATTCAGCACTGAATCTTGGATACCGAACTTGCCGCCTACATTGGCGTCTGTCCCCTTGAAGGCGGCGTAATGATTGGACTCCCCGTTCTGAACAGAGTCTCCAATCTGGACCCCTGCAAAGTCAGAGGGAATTGCCTGAACCGATGCACTTGTAGCAGTGCTGTTCCAAGCCTCTCCCCGGAAGAACTTGTAGCCCGTGACCCCCCCACTCACGTCGGTGAAGTGGCACCCGATCGAAGAGATCTGCTTGTTGTTGAACATGTCGTATGACGTGATCGTCTTCCCGTCCTGTACCCGGACCATCGGGAGGGTGGCACCTACCCAGTGGACGTACATAGGAGACAGTCCCAGGATGGTTCCTGCGATCGCCGTCGTCGATGCTGACAACTTAGACACCAGATCAGAAGACCTGACGTACAGCTTCTTGAGGCTCGTGCCGGGGCTCGTCGCGTAGTAGATCTTGATCTTGGACCCGACTGATTCAGGTGCCCCAGGTGACTCGAGGACGTAGGCATAGGCCCCCACCAGATCGACGCCATTGGTGCCAGCGTCAAGGTAATCAGGGGGCAGCGGAGATCCCCGGCTGGCATCAAGATTGATGATGGTCTGGCCTGAGGGAGAAGTACCCGCCAGCGAGAGACACTTGAAGTGGGTGTCGCCAGCAAAGTCCAGAGTCCGGATCGTGGCAGAGTTGTTCGCAACCTGCGTCGGATTGGTCCCCGCGTTCTTAGATCGATCCACATCCAACAGGTACACCCGAGGCTTCCAGTTAGCCGGGATATCCGTAGCCGTGGTCGAAGGATGGTTCTGGAGGAAGAAGGCCCGCTCCACCATTGATGTATCAGCGGTAGGCACAGGATCCTTGACCGACCATGTCCGGGGCCAAACACCCTTCTTCACCTTGTCGAACGGCATGTCGTGGAATTCACTGACCCTGCCGACGTTGAACCAGAGACAGGCTACCTCTTCCGTGGCTGGGTTGAGGATGAACATGCAGGAGGCGTAGGGATCAAATTCCATCTGGAGTGATTCCAGGTTGGACTTCCAATCCTCCATCAGCAGGTTGTCGAGGAACTCCACATCGTCCAACTGCCCGTTGTTAGCGACAGCCTTCAGCCCCTTGGTCGTGACGAAGTAGGCCAATGGACCTGCTGTGGCTGCTGCATCCTGACCCGCCAACCCGAAACCAGCGTGCATGTCCTCGATCTGGAGGAACAGGCCATTGCGGCGGATGTGGTAGATCCGATCCTTGCTGAACCCGACAGCAAACTCTCCGACTCTGACCAGCTTTTCAATCCGATTCTGGTAAATGTCGGGCGTGTACTTGTTGTTGATCGGGAACAGTTCAGGGCTACGCTCAGTCAGCGATGACCACCGGAGTTCACCCACATTCCGGATCCGGTCTTCCTGATTGCTCAGTACCTGAGTTCCGCCCTTGGGGTCAGCAACCAGCAATGCACCCTCAAACGGTACGGCACTCTTACCCTGAGGAACCTCAGCGTCATAAATGACTTTGTCCAGGTAGATGTCCTGCATGGCCAACGCCATGTCCGGCAGCTCGTACAGACACACGAATGACTTCATATTGACGGAAGCGTGGTCTATGTCATTGCTTTCGAGGAGACTATCAGTCCCACTCAGTTCATAGATGTTGTCCAAATGCAGGATGGATGCTGCGTAGATCCCCCCCACTTCCTGGGTACGCACGGATCGGAAGATGTAGATCTGGTCGTACTTATTGGTGTCCGCCCGGAAAAACAGCTTGGCGTACTTTGCTGCCGAACTCGTGAAATCTTCTTCTCGAACACCCTTTACTTCACTGAGTGCAGTACGGCGTCCTGACTTGGAATCATGCAGGTAGTACGCAAACGAGTAGTTACCCGGCTCAAGTTTCTGATACTCACGATCTGGGAGGACGTTTAAAAAGAGCGGGTTGTCCGTTGAATCGTCTGTTCTGTCCACCTCATGCGTGGAGGCATTGGTGAGAACAATCTTGCCTTCACCAGACGAGACGGAAATTGATCCGGGATCTCTTGCGTCAATGGTAGATGAAGCATGGCCGGGATCATCCGGAGTCAGCAACGTAGGCTGAGAACCTGGACCACCCTCGACAATCTTGAGCTTCTTTGGGATGTTTAAATCTGGATCACCCGTGTCGATATACGCAAAGAGGGGCTTCTTCCCTCGCACAAAGACCCCGACGAACTGGCCCATGGACACGACATCCATAGACGACAGATCGACTTGAGCACCTGACGCAATACGGACAGTCCGCCATCCGCCAGCCTCACTCTGATCGTTAGACCCGTGGTAAGGGAAATCTGCAATATTCGTAGTCGGACAATAGTCCATGTAGATGGCGACATTGCCACCAGTGTGGTCCTTGATCCGGTACACAAATCCGTGAAGGAACTCACCTTCAGAGATGTGCATCTGGACCGGGAAGCAATCCGTCACTACAGATCGATTGGTGTGGTCTGTCCCCCCCACTCCACCATTAGCCTCGCTGGGGCTGAGGACCGCTGCGGTGGTATTCAGCTCGTGGGCCAGCTTCATCCCGCTCGAGGGACGGATGCCGAATCGGAGTGAGCCATCAATGCCGGTCAGCTCGTGAGCCACCTGCTGCCCGGAGAGAGCAATACGCTCGATCCCCTTGTTCTGGGTTGTCTTGACCGTGGGAAATACCCACCGCTTGTTCTCGTTGCTCATTTTCTCTGGCCTTTGGATTCCTGCCACCGGCCCTCAGGACAGGCGACCTTGGGCATCTTCAGCTTGTTGGTCAGCCGGGCACCGTCGCCCCGGCCACAACCACACTTCCCACAGAATCCAATCTCGTCGGCCTTATCCTCCACCCGGAAGGGGCAGGACATGCACGAGTCCTTCCGCTCCTGGAAAACGTGGGGGGGAACATCACCCTCCAATACCTGGGACGCCTTGGCCCGGATGTAGGACGCCACGTTCTTGGGGGTGATCTTGGCCTTGGCAGCCAGCTCGTCTTCGTTGACTCGAGGGATCTTGTAAGACATCAGGGTGCATCCGTAGTTACTTGAAAGTTGAGGCTGAATGGAAAACCTGATCCTGAAGTATCAATGCAAGAGCAACCCCAAGGCCCACATCCTCCGCTAGAGGCGTACCCAAGATCTAATGAAGTAGACATGGTGCCTGACCAAGTGAATGTGGAACAAGGAAAGCAATCATCAGGATCACTTAGATCTAGATTTCTGTTTTGCGAAACGTAAGAAGAAACCAAGCCATAGCCGCAGCTATGTTCTTCATTCGACTCACCAGGCGGAAATCGATATCGATTTAACGTATTGTTTGCGTCGCCCAGATTCGCACTTTGAGTATTCGCACTCCCCGACACATTCACGTACAAGACCATCCAATGAACACCGCCAGTGCAATTCAAATCATGGCAGCACCCTTGGTTAAATCCTCCGCAGTATCCTGGATCAGTAGGTGCAAGATCGCAACAGTCAGAAGCTTCTTGAACAACCGAATACTCAATCTTGGCAGCAAGTCGGAGTATTCCTTGATTCTGATAGATCGCACTAGAAGGATTGCTGCTCACCCCTGTATCAGGGTAAATCGTCACGTCACTAATGTTGAGTTTTGCGTTTGGGAACTTTGTTGAGTTAGGGCTAAACGAATATCCAGAAGAAGCAATCTTCAAGCATTTGAAGTCAGGCTCGTTCGCTTCGTACCCCCCCACGCAATCTCCAAACTTTTGATTGCAGTCAGGGTACGAAAGCTCGTCTTCACCACAGGTTGCACAATTGTTGTTCGATGCCTTTGTATAGAACTGGGCTTGAACAATCGTAGTTGCACCGTCATGACACACGGAATCAGGACCAAATCCAGCACAATCTGGAATTGGATCTTCAGGGCATCTCAATTGAAAACAGGAATTCAAAGACCCTGATGCTGCCGTTTGCCTGATGTAATCGTATTTAGACAAGCCATTGTTGGTGGCATCTTGAATCAGCATGCGCTTGCAGCTAATGCTGGAGTTCATAGATCCACATGCAGGGAAAAGGTGGTAGTACGTTCCCCCGCAAGTGCGGCCTGTACAACAACAAGGTGCGGCGTAACCACTCATGAGCAAGTCGTATTGAAGTTGGGCAAGGAAGCACCGAACCAGGTGTTGCCGGCAAAGGCAGAACCACCATCGAACTTGCGACCCATGACAACTGTGTTGTCCTCGTATCTACGGATGGATTCCCCTGCTGGGACCCCCGGAAGGTCCCCTTCAAGAGCAGCAGTTGTGTTGTTCAAGGTGGGCCGGTTATCGACAAGCCAATCTGCTGAGCCAGTAGTAATAGTTCCGGAACGTGAAAATACGTGGTAGAAACTACCTGTCGAAATTACGTCGTACTTCTTGAGACTGCCAGAAGTCTCGAATGCCAGCTGCTCGCAAGCGTACTGAATGAGATACAAAGTACCTTGCCCACCAGAGACATCACGATCGTTCACAGTGTGCTGAGCGGTATATGACACCAAACGCAGCATGTCCATGCCGACTGAGCCGAGGCTCAAGTTGACCGCATCAGAAATGGCACCGCCAACCGACCCCGCACCAGAGCCGTAGTCGCCCCCGGTAGTACTCATGCTCACCGTGAATGTGGGGGGTGTGGCACCATTGGACGCCACCTGAATAGGCAGCGTGCCCTGCACCTGAGTGGAGCCGGACACTGTCGAGGGGGAGATGAAGAAGTTACCGCCCGGAGCAGAGAGATTGAACTCTGGCCCCGTGTTGACGTTGGCGATATTCCCCCCCACATTGTTGTTCCACGCACCGATGCTGCCCTGGTTGAACCGGGGCTGCCACTCCACCTCCCGCAACCAGCCAGGTGACACCCGCTTCTGACCAAGGCCAGATAGAACGTCTTCGTTGAAGGTGTTTACCTGGAGAGGGCTACCCTTCATTGCGGATTGGCTCCACAAAGAGAGGACTTCTATCGCCCATGTACGCTCCCTCAATGTTGTAGGAGCAGTACTCTCGAGCTTCTTCGAAGTCCATGCCGTCGTCTTCCATCAGACCTTCCCAAATCTTGAGAAGCGAGTAGACGGCCTTGTCCCCGATAGTGCCCAAGAGAGCATCTTCACACCCCGGAATTGTCAGAATGTCATCCATTACTTGTTTATCTTCTCCTTGATCTCTTGAAGGTCACGACGAATTCCTTTGACCATGGTGTAGTACACAAGTACCCACACGATCAGAGGGGTGAGATTGTTCTCGAGGATGGGAATGATCGATGGTTCCATCAGTCAACTCCAGGTTCGTATGTGTCTGACCACTGCCCGAACAAGATGCCAAGATCCTTGCCGTCTACGATCCCATCGAAGTTGAGGTCCGATCGGTTCTGGTCACTTCCGAAGTCCGCCAGCAGCAGACCCTGATCCTGAGCGTTCACCACGCCATCAGCGTTGATGTCTGCAATCTGATCGGCACGGCGAATCGTGCATACCCAATTGATTGCTTCAGTCACAGTGTTGTTGGCTCCGACAGTAAAGACATAATCGGAAACAATCCGCTGCTTGCCAGCGTCCCAGCACAATGGAGAACCCTGCTCGAAGATGGGAACGAAGCCGTCGTCGATCCTCGTCGACATCCGGTACTTCACGTTCTTCTCACTGCCGCTGAGGTTCTGGACCTGGGCAGTACCTGCGACTGTGAACCATCCCACCTCAGTTACAGCAGGGCGGACATAGGTCACCATCAAGGCTCGTGTTTCAGTGCTGGCCTGCGAGTTGACTTCGATTGCACTCGTGACCTCGCCATCCGAATCAACAAACGGAAGGCGAGTAGTAGTCATCGGAAGCATTCGAGGACTGCACGGCTCGGCGTCTTGAAACGCGACGGTAGTTGCGAGGAGTAGTTCGATCATGGCGTTCCGGGATCTCCGGCTTCAGGATCAAACTCGATCGTCAGAAGTGCAGCAGCAGCGGCAGTCAACTCCGAAGCCTTTGCTTGGAACTGAGCGATCAGGGCATCGTCGATTGCACTTCGAGGCTCGATCGCCTCATAACTGGCTGCAAGGTTGCCAATCTGCGACTCGATGCGAGCCAGTTCCTTGAGAATGTCAGTGAAAATAAAGAGCGTGTTCATGTCTATTGACCCCGTTCGTTGTAATGCGAGACAACGATAATCTCGTCACCGACGGATACGTTGCTCATGAAAGTAGTCCAGCTTGCGTATGCGACGTTCACGAGTGTCACCTCGTTGAGCCCGGATGTAGAAGTGGTTCCCGTTGCAGTGTGCGTCTTGGTCCCGTTGAGATAGACCTCGAAGTCCAGCGATCCGACGTTGTTGACTACCCCGTACCTCATCTTCCCCTGACCGAGAGAAGAACTGGGCAGGAAATCGGTATAGCCATAGGGACCAATGTCGAAGCCGTTGAAGACCTGTGCGTAGTGGTAGGAACCAGCACCACTCAGGTAGGCACCATTCGCAACATCAATCTGAGTGTTGCTTGCAATGATCGTCTGGATATCGCCGTAGAACACGATCGGAGGCTTGGTCCATTGATCTGTCCCGCCCGACCCTGTTGGCCCAATGTAATCATCGAGAAGGACAATGATGAATCCGGGCTTCACGCCTGCATCTGAACCGAGATACCCAGAAGCGTTCTCAGTTGCGACCTGGCTCGTCGATGTGTCGCTGGGCCACGCAATCGGAGTTTCCCACTCCGTCTGACTTGTCGCTCCCGTGCTGGGAATATCGTTCTTGAAGACGTACCAACCCTTGGCGTTGGAAGTGCTGAGGTTTTCCGTCGCATCTGAATACTCGTTGATATACACCGCGATGTACGGGGCCTCGATTCCGTCGTACCCAGAGATGGTGTTGCCGCTCTTAGGCACATACCCACCAGTGACGCTTCCGAGCAGCATCGAAGTCATGGTGTTCGAGTAGGTCGTCGCGGCATAACCGGGGATTGCCTTCAGCGTAGACGCAGAGGTGTTTAGTTCATCCACCCCGTATACACCATTTGCCAATCCATCCCAGTCCGGTTCAAGGTCTGAAACGAAGTAGGCAATAGTTTGACCAACGGCCAAGGCACTGGTGTTTCCGAGGCCGTCTCCAGAGTTGATATACGAGGTCTGGTTGGAGGAGATGTCAACAGGCTGACCGAGAATCTGTCGCTCACCACCATTGAATGAGAACCCAATGCGAAGCGAGTTCCAAAGCGCTCCCACCTGCGCGCTCGTGTATCCGCTTGTGTAAGAACCTAAAACGAAGCGTGGTTTTGTATTTGAGGAAGCACCGTCCCAGTACCCCGGAGGCCAACTGAAGGTGACATCCTTGAGGATCGCGTCTCCGCTCGAACTCACTCCCATGTTGGTCCAACTGGAATTTGTCAGCGTGTATGTGATCGTCTGCCGAGTCGAGTACCGGCTTGGGCCGTCATAGGCACGCCAAGACTCAACGGAACCGGGGTTGTCAGAGAAAAGCAACAACGCGAGATCCGTCGACATCTCGTTGAAGGTGTTACCGCTTGACGAACTTCCTCCGTGATAACGGAAGTCAGCCTTGTACGTTCCACCGCCCACAGCCTCCATGACTCTCCAGCCTTGCGAAGCGGAATAGAGTGCCGCGTAAGGATAAGCCTTCCCGAAATTGAGCGAACTCATATTGCCACCGGCAATCTCAACTCCCAACTGTCCAGCCCCGGTGTTCTTTATCTTCGTCGCGTAGAGAGAAGTGCCGCTGTTGACGAAAGGGGTGATGATGTTGTTGTAGTCTTCGGTGTAGGTAATGCTCGATTGCCCTCCACCAAGAGAGTAATCCGTCGCATAGACGTTCTCGTATTCAGAGACATCCCAGTCATTGCTCGATTTCGTAGGAGCAAGTGACTTGTACGGGTGCGAGAGAGGAAGGCTTGCTTCAAGGCCCCACTTGTGCGCGAGGTAGCCTTCGATGCTCTTGCGTTGCGATTCAGTCAACGCCTTCTCAAAGATCAGGATTTCAGCAATGTCCCCATTGAAACCGAAAGTGGTGTAGTGCCTTCCGAATCCTCCGAGGTGGTATTGCGTCGTGCCTGAGCTGTTCGCCCAACTCGTGAACCGACAGTCAACCCCTTCGTAAATATGAGCTGCCGTCATTGACTGGTAAATGTCATCCCTGTCTGTCCATGATTGCTCGACACCGTTGACATAGTTCTTCAGGTCGGTGCCACTTCCAGATGACTCGAAGTTGCTCCAAAGCACCGTGGTGCCGCTACCGTTGTCCGACGACGGCGTGTAGGTGGCGGGGCCTGCGTCCATGTACACCCACTCGTCATCGTTGTCAGGCTTGCCAACAATAAACAACGATGCGTTCAGTAGGTTGTGAGGCATCGTGCCTATGAGGCTTTCGGTGCCATCAAAGTAGATCGTGTTCTTGCCGTTCAGGCCACCCGTATTCAGCGAAGGCTGGTCAGCCGAAGTTGCCTGAGCCAGGTCCGATGTCGCGTAAGGGCTAGATGCGGTGTTCCCGCTCTTGTCTGCCCAGTTGCTTATGTTCGTAGTGCCAGTGATCGTTGAAGCATCCGAAGCATCAAACCAAGCAACGCACCCGTCGATGGCAGTCGGGTTGTATACGAAGATTTCATCGGGGTCACGCCAGTGATCGGTTCCGCCTTCTCCGGTGGAGTCCACATAGTTTGAAAGCAAGAGCCTGACAACGTTGTACTCACCGCCGTTGTTGAACAATCCGAGGCCGCTGCCTATGTCGCCACCACCTGTCGGACACGCAATCGGAGTGTACAACTGCGATCCGTTTCCACCGGGATTTGGATCCGCATCCTTCTGGAATACATACCAACCCGAGTTATCTGCTTCTCCGAACGTACCCGCGTCTGCCTCCGCTTGTGAAATCCAGATCGCGTAGTAAGCAGGCATCGCCAAGCGGTTCGTGTAATTTGCGTAGCGTGCGGTGGCTTTGCTGGTGTACCCACCGAAGTTCAACCGAGGGTCGTAAACGCCTGAATGCAACGGATACGCAGTATCGAAGTTTGTAGTCCGTTGCACGTTCCCGTAGCCCTGCGTCATTCCCGCACCGACTTCGTATGTGTCCCAGTCAGCAGAAGCAGAAGACGGAGGCGACCACACCAGGTCTGCACCGGCGTACACCTTGGCGACTGAATCGGTGCCAACCTTGAGACTGGCGATCGCAGATGATGCTGCCTTAAAGTCTGCCATCAAACAATCACGTAGAGGGTGTTCGCGTTAGGGGAGATCGCGTCATACTGGGCTTGCGTACACTTAATGACGCCGGTGATCGAACCAGAAGACACACCCGTCATCGATGGACTGGTAACAGGTGAAGTCAAAACAGCTTGCGCTCCGATGTCTGCAAGGACTTCCGAAGCACTGCGACCCACAACAGTGGTGCCACTGACCTTCAAGAAGTCTGTGTCTACAACGCCTGCACCAAACTTAGGCACGTTGTTCGTGCTGATGCCTGTATTGAGGGTCACGATCGAAGTGCTAAGCGACGAAATTTGCCCTGTTGAAGAGTTGTAGGACAAGCCTGTTCCTGTCGCAGACAAAGCAGCCCGTGCCCGAGCAGAAGTGTGGTATTGATTAGTGCTGCCTTCGCTTAGATCGTCCGTGTCAAACGAACTAATGTCAGCAGGTCCAGCCGGGCCTTGCGGACCAGTGGCTCCTGCTGCTCCAGTAGGTCCAGTAGGTCCAGCGGCACCTGTTGCACCCTGCGGTCCAGTAGCCCCTGCCGGACCTTGCGGGCCGGTGGCTCCGTCAGTGCCATCAGCACCATCGTTACCCGCAGGACCTTGAGCACCAGTAGTCCCCTGAGGCCCAGTAGGACCTGCCGGGCCAGTCGCCCCCGCAGCACCAGCGGCACCGTCAGCACCATCATTACCTGCGGGGCCTTGAGCACCTGTCGCACCTTGGGGTCCAGTTGCACCAGCAGCACCAGTAGCACCTGCTGCACCTGCCGGACCAGTAGGGCCAGTCGGACCAGTCGGACCAGCTGGACCTTGAGGTCCTGTTGAGCCCGCAGTAGTCAGAGTCACAGCCGAAGTACTTCCAGTGGACACAGACGTTGTTGTCGTCCCCCCCACTGAGATAGTGACGTTGGTCGTATTGGGCGTGACTGTAATAGGCATCAGACAGTGACCTCAGGAGTAAGGATCAAAGTCCCCTCGAGGATTCGAGTAATGGCCCCCCCACTTGCGGTGAATTCAACGTCGTAGACGTACTTACCAGGGGCAGTCATTGCCGAAGTCTTGTCTGAACTTATGGTGATCGTGACCTTGTTGGTATCCGCACCAGAACCAATTACGAAATCGCTTTGGGCCAGCTCGAGAACCTTGTCCCCGCCGTACTTAGTACGGGCTTGCATCGCAAACGTACCACCTGTAAATTCCATTCCATTAGTACCGCCGTCCGCTTCGGTACGGGTGTAGTCCATCGTCGTGGTTTCGCCCTGATTGACGGTCCAGTCATAACGTGCTGACATCAGTGATACCTTCCCTTGAATGTGCCGTACATCGAGATTTCGTCGTATCCCGAATTGTCAACCGTGTTCTTCTGGTAGTACTTCCCTGTACGCATCTGGAGATTGGCGAGATTGTCCGTAGCACTCTTGATCGCAGATCGATACTGCTGCTGAATCATCTGGTAGTGCGTGTTCGTGATCTTTCGATACGCACCAAGCTTCAACGAACCACCCGCAGCAATTGCCTCATACAGGGATTGCATGCCGATCGGTGCAATCTCGTAAGTCAAATCCCCACTCACTGAAGAATCGAACTCCAACCGTGTCACCACCTGGTTGGTTGTGACATCGTGGGATTCAATCACACGCTCTTCGACCTGACCTGACGCAGGAAGAATCCGCAGGATCTGCCCGGCGTAAGAGTTCTCACGACGATCAAGGGCTCCCAATGTTGGCGAAGCACTCAAAGTGACCGTTCGCCTGTCCCCTGCCATCGCACCGTCAGTGGCATAGTGGGGGGAGACATCTCCACTGGGCACGTAGTAGATGGTCCATGTCCCACCAGCCAGAGATTCCTGCTTGGGATCCACACGCAACGTATTACCTTCGACGGCCCAGCCCACCCCGTGAGGGTGGAATTCGTTGCGGGGCATCACTTCGTCAATGATCTTCCCGTCAAGATCACGACACGCAATTCGCCAGATCTCTCCTACACCAGGAGGCAGCTGGTAATACTCCGTGTTCTCATCGAAGGTGATCTCCTGCCGCAGGACAACAGGATTGTCCAGGTTCATGTTGAGGCGCGACCAGACATCAACCATCACAGGGCTGATGATGTGCCTCACAATGAAATCGTTGCTGTACTTCGCGTCGAAATCTGGGTCATCCAGATATCCACGAATACGCTCGATTACGGTATAGAGAAATGAATTCGTAGAGTGCATGGGTCAACCGCCCGTAACAATGCGGCCCTTGGCCGAGTTCTGAAGATCCTCTGTGAAGGATTCAAACTCGGGGCTCTCATTGTTAGACCATTGCCGCTGCCTCAGAGAAGAAGCCGCAGTCTCGTGGCCCTGACCCTTGAGCCAGTCAGCGACACGATGCTTCTCCTCAATCCCGTCCCGCTTGGCTCTCTGCTTGGCCTTGGCCGTATCACGAATGCCCTTTCGGACGGACTCCGCGATCTCTGCCGCAGGACGCAGCCGGGTTCTGAGCCACTCCTTGTCGGGGGGGTTCCAGTCAAGAGGCTGCTCAAACGCTTCCAGCTCCATCATGATCCCAATCCCATCCCGCTCAGGGTGGTAGATCCATTTAGCCAGGACAAATGAATTGGATTGCTTGTGGTAGTACTGGAAGAGATCCTCAATCCCGCTCTCCCGCCTTGCCCACAGGATCCACTCTGAATCAGGCATCAACTGATGATGCTCAGTGAGTTGAATCCCCGACCCCAAAGCATGTACTCGAGGGTCGAACGTAATCTCCATGTCATTCAGTGCCATCAGATTGCTTTCTCAAATATGCCCATCCGAAGAAACTTGGGACGTATGTGATTTCGAATCCAATACGTCACCGTGTTCGCAGACTTGTAATCAAAATGCTCTGCGATCTCCTGGTAAGGGCGGCCTTCTATCCGCATCTCCACGACCAGTCTTTCTCGCTCCGTCAAGTCCTCTGGGTATTCAGCACTTGGAATCAGGATGTACCCCGAGTCGATTCCGTCATCGAGACTCGACTCAAGAATCTTCCATTGACTGTCGCGGTATCTCCAACCAAATGACTTGCCATAGGCGTAAGCCACACGCGACCAAAGAAACGCCTTGAGATACGTGACGACAGTGCCTTTGGTAGCGTCGTAGTTACGCTCCAAAAGATCCGCACCAGTCACGTACCCCTGATTCACCAACTCGTCATGAGTCCATTTGGTGAAGTGATTAGCACGCTTCAGTGCAGACGCCCAGTTATGAAGGAACCCAATGTGGTCAGCCATGTCCCGGCTGTAGCTTTGACCTGTGGGCATAGCCCCCCCACTATTTCTTCTTGGATTTCCAGGAGACGCGGGCCGGACCCTTCTTTGCCGAAGTGCCCTTCTTGGTACACGCCGCCTTGGTGGGGCGACAAGCGGGGTAAGGCCGCTTGCTTCCGCCCTTTGCTGACTTGCGACCGCACGCCTTACCCGTCTTGCAGTCAATCCAACCCTTGCCGTTGTTCTGAGAGAACCACTTCTTAAGACCAGTCTTCTTCTTAGCCATCAGCAGCAGCACTCCTTCCACGCCTTACCACAGCGTGGACAAATCATTTCAGATGCCGGCGTCACTTCTTCTTCTTGCCCCCAGTGCCCCAGTTCTTAGCACCCTTCTTGCGGCACTTGACCAGAGCTCCACTGGCATAAGCAGACGGCCACTTCTTGTAACGACTCTTGACCTTGTGGTAACAAGCGTCCTTCTTGCCGCCCGTCTTCTTCTTTGCCATTACTTCTTGACTCGCTTCTTGCTCTTCATCATCTTGCCGCAACCACCGGCCTTCTTGGCTTTCTTGGCCTTGGCGGCAGCAGCCTTGCCCTTAGCGGTGTAATCGAACTTCTTTCCATTCACGTTTGGCATATCAGCACGCCCATCTGCGGCGAGCCTTGCGGAGCCGACTGTTCGGATCCTTGGCCGCCTTAGGAAACTTTTTCATCTGACCCGCTGAACGGGCACAGAAAGACTTCTTACGAGGACCACCTCCAGGCTGAGGAGCCTTGAGGTTGGAACCCGTCTTCTTGTTGATTCGCCGTCGACCAGCAGCGGTGAGCCCGCCCTTCTTGGACTTGCACCCGTTCTTGATCCCACAGCCCTTCATGGCACCCTTCTTCTTGGCCATGTCGACCCCCCGGAAGTGGGGGGTGGGGGCCGAAACCCCCACCCCTTTCACTTACTACCCGATCAGATGTTCGCCGCTTCGCCGTAGGTCTTCTCGGTGGTCACGCCACCAAGCTTGAGACCGGCAGGCTGATCCGGGATGAGCTGCATACGCAGCATGCCCGGCATCTGAACAGCCTCACTGAGGAGGTGGGAACCCGCGTTCATGTACGGGTACTTCACGCTGCTACCGCCAGTGAGTGCCGGGACAACGAACCGGAACGGAACGTAAGAGTCCACTTCACCCATCTTCTGAAGGCCAGCGTAATCAGGCGGCACGTACCGCTTCCAGTTGTTGCCGGAAGTCTTCCAGCCGTAGACGGTTCCGTCTTCGACGTAGTTGGAAGTCGCACCCTTGTAGGTTCGACCTTCGAAGGTGAAGGCGAACTCGCCCGACGAGCCCTCGTTGCTGAGGTTCGAAAGAGCGTTGGTGCGATCGATCATGTACTGACCGATCTTCTGGGCTTCGTAGGAAAGCCAGACGCCATCCGACGCAACCAGAGTATCGATCGTCTGACCGAGCTTCTGCTTGGCGGCGTGGAAACGACGGAGGTACTGACGGAGCTTCGACTCAGTCAGAACGCCGACTTCCGTCTTGATGAACGACTTGAACTCGGGGTTGTTGGTCACATCGATCTTGCCGGACATGGCAGTACCGATGGCCTCAGTACCGAGAAGATCGCCCGTTCCCTTGAGCCACGAGTTCACACCAGCGATGCCGGTGAATGCCTCGGCACTCGAGTTACCCGCAGCGAGTTCACCGCTGTTGGCGTAGACGATGATGTCGCCAGACGAAGCGTTGGCACTGATCGCGTCGTAAATGTCCTGCGAAGCGATCAGGTGGATCCAACCTTCAAGGTCATCAACCGCCTCGACATACAGCGACGTGCGAGCACTAGCCGTGTAGTTACGACGGGCACTCTTGGCGTTGTTGTAGATGTCAAGACGCTGGCCGGGGAAGAATCGCTCGTAAGCTTCTTCCGCAACCTTGACCTTGAAACGGTTCGGCGGGCCAGCAGCCGTCTCACTCTTCTGCGAAATCCTACCGAGACGGTAGTCAGAGTTCTGACTGACGTACCAGTAGTTACACATGGTGTGAGAAAGGTTCTGAGCAAAGCCCTGGAGCGTCGGAGCAATCACGTCGCCAATGACGGCGGGAGTTGCTTCCATCTGCATTTCACCCAGGGTGAGCATCAGGTTGGTGTACATCGCCCGCATGGGAACCGAAAGGCTGAACGTCTTGGCCTTGGGCCCATCGGCGGGGTCAGGGAACGTCGCCATCGTGCCACTGTTGGACTTGATGAGACGATCGCCCACAGCCACCGAGTTCTGCTCGTCACCGAAAAGACCGAAGTCATTGACGGGGTTCATCTGTTCGATGACACCAGTCATGCCGGTGCGATAGAGCTTGTTGACGACGAAGTCGCGAGAAAATTCCGAGATCGGACCGACACCCTGAGAGGTGACGACCGTATCCCGCCAGACAGGATCCAGAGTCGGGAGGATCGTGTCGATCTGCTTGGAGAGGATCTCCTCAATACGGCCCGATTCCGTATTAAAGATCTGTCCTGCTGAAGAAGCCATGGGTATTTACCTCATGCTTTGGAGTCGCCACCCGGATCGGAGAGCGACCGAAGAATCTGATCAGAAGTCCAGTCACGCAACTGGGCTTCGACATCCCCATACGCCTTGTTGGTCGTATCGGGAAGCTCAACGGGCTTCCGCTGAGAGAGAGTTTCGGTCTGCTCCGCCGTTTCCGAGACACGTCCAATCTTGGAGGTATCACCGATTACCGTGAGCATGTCCTTGGAAACCTTGGATGCGGCCTTGTTCACTTCCTCCGCAAGCCAAGAATCTTCAAATGTTCCGGCTGCATCTCGTCGCCGACGGAGGTTTTCAAGAGCCGTGGCTCTGACTTGCTCCGTGATCCGTTCCTTTGCACCCGTAAGGTCTTCGGAACTGCGAGTCGATTCGATCCAGCCAAGAAGAACTTTCGCATCTTCGTTGTCTTTGACCGCAGAAGAAACCGTTTTTTCCATCTCGGTTTTGAGATTCTGGGCACGCATTCGGTTGATCTCTTCCTGCATCCGACGCGCACTCTGACGAGCTTCTTCGTCCTTCATTTCAGGCATTTCCTGCGGTGCTTCCTGACTCATCGTGGGCTCCTCTTCGTCATAAATCTTGACCCAATCTTCGACCTGGTCATGTTCGTATCCGGCAGAAAGAAGCATTCGACGAGCGTCGTTCTTCTTGACCTGCATGTCCGTCTCCGGGTTCATCAGACGCATGGTCGATTCCCGGAATTCATTCAGTTGAGTGTTCTGTTCCTGAAGGGATGCAAGCTGCTCTCGAGCATCTGCAAGCTCTTTCAGTGAATACTCGTTCCCCCCCACCTTGACCGTTTGATCCAAGTCAAGCGTTTCGGTGGCCCCCGTGTCTTCCATGACTTCCGGGGTTTCGGTCTGCTCATCAGACATTTACTGGGCTCCTTGCATCTGCGGCGAAGGCATCTGCGGTTGCTGAGGTTGCTGCGGCATTCCTTCTGCCATTGCAGCCATGAGATCAGGGTTCGGGACCGTGTTAGGCAAGGACCGACCCATGAATTGAATCAAGGATTCGCGATACTTCTTGAACTCATCGATCACACCTGGATCTGCCTTGGCCATCTGAGGACTGGACATGAAGGAAGACAGCACTCGAATCTGGAACTCGGGTGCCGAGGTATGAGGCGTGATGATGATTTGTCCTGGGCTCATTCCATCGCCATACAAAGTCAGGATGTTCTGAACCACCAGCTCGTAAGCCGCCTGGTTCTCATCCATGTACATCGCGAAGTCGAGTCCCTCCTTGAGAGCAAACAACTTCAAGGCATCCGGATCCATCAGTCCGGCCTGAAGAAGTTGCATCGCTTCCTGCTTGCGAGCTACTTCCGACCGAGGATTGATCTGCTTCACGGAGAAAGTCAGGCTCGAGACGTTCGGAATGGGGTTGTTCTCGAACGAAACCTCACTGCGATCGAAGTCGATGACAGCCCCGGCCAGATCCAAGTCAAGACTGGTGACTGGAAGCGGCTTGGGTGACATCATCAATTCACGAGACGCATTTGAAACAATCGATCGATAGACCTTGCCGAATGCCTGGGACACACCCATGGTCGGATTCGTCATGGCCCGATTGATCTGTTCGTCGAGGAACTGAAGTCCAGTCGCAGAATCGACTCGTCCCTTCTCGGCAATGAGATCCTGAACTGGATTGATCGACTGCATCAATTGCTTTGCGAACTGAGCCGTCTTTCCTGGGATATCGCCTGCGTTGTGGGGAGAGATCACAAACGGACTGAACTTCTCGTTCAAGGGGTCAGGCTGATACGAGATCATCCTGAGTCCCTTACCCACATCCCGGAGTACAGAACGCTCATTGAACGAGCCCTGAGGCATCACAACGACGCCGTACTTGTCGATGTCCCGGATGTTGTTGAACAAGGACTTCAACATCTTCTCCATCTCTCGATTGATCGAGAAGAGGAGATCGAACAGGCCCGCACCATGGAACGTGCCCGTATCCATGAACCGACAGAAGCCGATCGGGCAGTAGGTCTGGGTGTTGGAGAGATCCTGATCCTCGATCATGTAATCACCCGAGCAGATGATGTATCGAGAGCAGGTTCCCTTAGGGCCATCGAGCCAAAGTTCACGGACCCGAACCACCGACATCTCCGTTTCAGGATGATCGCCGTGATAGTTGTCGCCCGTGAAAGCATTCGTGGTCCGGCCAAAGTCGCCGTCCACATCAGACTCCTCCATCACGTCACCCGTCTGGATCTCGTAGTACTCGAGATCCTCAAGGTTGCTCTTGATGCGAGGGCCGAACTTCTCAACCAATGTCTCGAGAGGCACCAATCGCTGACGGACGATGCCCGACTGCTTGGTGTAATCCTGAGAAATCGAAGGGAACGGGAACAGCTCCTTGGGGTGAATTACCTCAAGATCTGCGGTCAATCCAATGGTGGGATGATCAGAGATATGTCCCTGAATCCCTGCGGACCCAAGAGCCACCAGAGTATGAGCAAACTTCTGGCTGACCTCAGCGATCTGGTCCGGTGACACCAAGGCATCAGCAAGAAGCTGAGCAATGGAACGCTGCCGGATCATTGGGAGACTGGTGCCTGTCCTGAGAACCTTGGGCCTCAGATCCATGGAGGCCAGACGAGCGGCAGCCCGGTCAATGGCCGACAGCATCTCCTGAGATTGGAACTCAAGGTTGCCGTCTTCATCGAGATAGTGGGGGGAGAGGCGACCAGAAGCAGGATCAAACACGTCAAATCGACGCATCCCGTTCAGGTAGTAATAGACAAGAAGCCAGGTAATCCGTCGATAGGAAAGACGAGCAGTCTCCCGATCAACGTGATCTTCGATCATCCGGCAGATGTCACGCTTCTTTTTCGGGAGCTTGAACGTCTGATGAGCCATGTTTCATTTTCCGTGCAGCAACCCCACCTGGTCGCCAAGTGGGTGGTACATCTGAAGGATTGAAATGAATGTTGGAAAGATTCAAATTTCCTGGTACTTGTGGTTCAGGAGTTTCGACTGGCTGGACTGGTAGGTCGGCATTTCGCTGCTGGCCGTAGTAAGCCCGAGCCATCGCTTCGTAGAGGAAATAAGGAATCGTGACCTGCTGATGCGGATCAGACTCGTGAGGGAGGGGTGTCTCGTTCTCCATCGATTTCTCCAATCTCATCCAGCAAGGACGGATCCAGCTTGTTCAAGCGATATGCGTAGGGGATACCGTTCTTGTCCTTGTAATCCCCGTCCAAAATGTGTTCTTCAGGCGTTCGATCGTCTTCGATATGTTCGACCTGACGATTGATTCGACCCTTGAGGATCGCACCGCTCATGGCCACAGTGTCCAGATGGTCGTCCTTAGCAAGGCCGCCATCCTTCACCTCAGGGTTGAACTGCTCGATCTGATCAAAGAGATCCTTCCAATAGCGGTCCATCCGCCGCTCGAGAGGGAACTTGATCAAACCATTCTCGAACCGGAACTGAAGGGCCGCGATCCGTGCTTCCTTGGCCACCATCCCCACTTTCAAGGGGACGACCTTGGGCAGGTAATCGACGTTGACCATCTCAGTCGCACGCTGCTTCACGATGGAATCAAGGTTCTGATAGAGGGCAATGGACTGCTTGACGACCTCAGGCCGGATCGACGGCACCCGCCATTTGCTAGCCATCTTGAACACCTCTTTGATCAGAGTGTTCTCATCGCACTGGCCCCCCCAGATATCAAGAACAAACAACTCGTTCTCAGGAGTCGCAGCCATCACCGTGCAGACTTTGAAGTCCGAATCCTTGGTCGCGGTCCAACTGGTGTCGATGGTCATGAACAGCCACGACTCTTCCAGGAATGCCGCCAGCGGCTTACTGACTTCCTTCCCCCCCACTCCCACCCAGTTCAGCAGGGTCATGCTGGCGTAAGGTGCCTCACCCAGGTACTCATCGACCTGCGAGTACTTCCAGGAGAGCGTCTCGTCCAGTTCGGGGAAGAACACGTCGTCACTGCTGCCGGGGTCAGCCATGTATTCCGACGCGAAGTTGGCCGACCCGATCATCTCCCGGATCTCTTCCAGCGAGATCCGCTCCTTCAGGCGTGGATCCGAGTTCTTCATCTCCCGGTCCACAGGCCACATTTCAGGCCAGCATGAAATCAGCTTGTTGGACTCGTCTCGGTATGCGGCCTTGATGACCATCCGGTTCCAGTGATCAAATCGCGGATCCTTGGCTCGGACTCCCTTGGCCCCCTCCACCGTGTCCATCGCATACCAGGCGTAGTGCCGGCGTGAGACGAACGTGGCCAACCACCGGATGCTGGTGTTGGGCCTCGTCACCATGGGCATGACCACCTTGAACAGCAGGTTGTCCATGTAGGACCGGAGAACCGACATCGAGGTAGATGCTCGAGGGTCATATTCCGGGTCATCCAAGACGTAACATCGAGGACGGCCACCTCGCTGACGACTCTCTGCCGATATCGCCCGGAACCACGAGCCGTTCTTGAGGTACATCATTTCAATACCGAATGATGCCTCGCCCCTCTTGGGGATGATTCGGTTGTCCGGGAACTCGGGCATCCAGTCTTCGTGGATACGAGCGTTCTCCGTGAACTGGGTCTTGAGGATCTGACCCGTCTGCTTGGCATTGTCGTTGGTCGATGTCGCGTAGATGAATGAGTAGCCTGGCCGAGTCATCATCTGCATCAAGATGGCTTTACGGATGCAGTTGCTCTTGGCAAACCCTCGAGGCGCAATGGTGATTGACGCCCTTGCGTTGGCCCATTCCTTGTAAATACCAAGATGCCCGTCCGGGATAGGGACGGGATCTTCGTCGTAGAACATCGGATTGAAGTCGTCCTCTTCGTCTGGAAACAGATACCAGTGATCGAAGAAGAGAACAGACGAAACGAATCTCAAAGCCTTGTCGCTCGGATCCTTCGTCGGAACAAGCCACTGACGACAAGCATTTACTCGTGCTTGACGCTGCCCGTCAGGGGTCAATGTTTCGTAATCAGGGGGAAGAGGAAAGAGAGGATTTCCCTCACTCTTCGTCGGTACTCGTTTTATCCGCAATCAGCAGTCCTTTGCCGATCATTTCCACGGTCGCCATTCGAGCGAGGCACGCCACGAAAGTAATCGCGTGGTGCTTTACCAGGGAATGAGGAGCGATAGTCTTGTAGAGCCGATAGAACTCTTCCGTCGGCTCGTCTTTCTCAATCAGGTACGTATAGAGACGGGCACCAAACTGCTCTCGCGAGCCAAGAACCTGGTCAATGTCCTTGATGGCAAGGTCATATAGGATCTGTCCTGCGGATCTCGCCAGGCCCATCGGACCCATTTGCCGTGCGGTCCTCACCATCTCCTCCATCTCCTTCGACATTAGACGGGAGATATGCGGCTGCGAATGTAGGCTTCTCGTCGTAGATTTCTTTGAGCTTGTTTTCGGGTAGAGCAGCTGAGACGCGCGAGGCTGTTCGGGTGAGCTTGACGCTGTTTCCCGAATCTTGACTGACGGCTGTGACTTCTTGCTTTTCGATGAGTCCTGAGGCATCCGCTACTTCCTTAAGTACTTTTCGAAGCTGCCCATGAGCCCGCAGGGCAATGGACGCATCTGTATCCCTGAACAACTGTACCAAAGTACGGACCTCTTCGTGGATACTGAAGTCCACGTCTTTGAGGGCCTTACTTGCCTGGTCCACTTCGAAGAACGAAAGAACCTTGTCAGGGGGGATTTGGTGCTTGGTGATCGGGGTTTCAGGAGGCATCAACCTCGGCCTCCACGGATGATCTTGGACAAGATCCTGAGTGCCTCATCCTTGTCTACGCCGGTATCAGCAACCGAACCACTCAGCATCCGGAACAGTTCCTTGACCATGTTCTGGCTGCCTCGAGATCGAGCTTCCTGTCGAGCCAAACCGCCCATGCCCAATCGAACCAAGTCTTCTCGGCGGGCCCGACCTTCCTTGAGTTCCTTGAGCATCCGGGTCAAAAGAATGGCTTCTTGGTCGGCCTTAGCCGTACCCGCACGCTGGCGAGGAGGACCAAGCACCTCAAGAGGATTGCCTTGACCTGGAATCCGTTCGGGCGTGGGATCAGGCCGAGCAGCTTCTGCCCGCCTTGCCATGAGACGACGGTTAGTCGCAGTCTCCCCCCCACGGTTCATGAGGTCTTCGTTACGTTCGCCTCCAAATAGAAACTGCCTGGCTGCCAGATCAGGTCGAGATATTGACCCGGCAGAAATTGCGGGAGGCAAGCCGGTCCTAGCCGCAGGACCTCCACCTCGACTTCGGGGCTTCTGAAGATCATCGTCATCGAAAGCGATATCAGAATCGGAGTCGAGTCCTGCTTCTCCCATCAAAGCATCAAGTGATTCCTCGGGCCTTGTCCTTGAGAAATCTCCTGCCTGAATGTCTTCAATTCGAGACAACGCTTCTTGCTCAGCTTTAAGCTTTGCAATTTTTACTTGAAGCTCTCGCTCTCTACCCGTACCAAGACGCTGGCCTTCTGTGCGGTTTGCGATATAGCCTCGTTCACCTGAACCGCCTCGGCCTTCTCGGCGATCCGGATCAGACTCCATGAGTTCAACATCTTGGCTTTGCCGATCAAGAGCGGTTTCATCAAACTTACCCTTGCCCTTCGAGTAAGTGCCTGGCGATCTCCGCTCGGATCGGAGTTGCCTTTCTGCTACTGCTATTTCTTTGTCAAGTTCCATTTGTCTTTGAGCGACTCGGACAACAGGATCTTCCTTTGCAGCAGCTCGGAGCTTCTTGATGTTTCGCCCAAGAGGATCTCTCTTTCGATTCGGCGAAGTCAACCCTCGGTTGGTTCGTCGAACTCCCAGATCAGAAGTAATAGAGGTAGAGGGCAAAGCTCTAACTCCTGAGTAACGGGTGTTCTCATCTACAGGTAAAGTTTCGCCCTCCGCTACTTTGCGGATCGTTTTTGGCTTTTCCCTTCTACTACGTTCTGCACGATCGCTTGCTCGAAGACCGGAACGAACGCCTTCTGGTCGTGGCCGAAATCTTGACTTTCGCTTCCGCTTCTCGTCTGAAGTTTCAAGATCGTCACTTCGAATCGCCAGCTCATCGCCAGGAAAAGTTACGGAGCGAGGATTAGTTTCGTCGAAGCTGAGACGTCCCTGGTTGTCTCTAACGGGCTCACCCACAGTGACCTTGGTAGTCGTAGGCTTCTTTTTCTTAGGCTTCTCTGCATCTCTGTCTCGTTGAAACCTTGCCTTATTGCTCCCTTTCTTTGCCGCATCTCCCTTGGTGGTTTTTACTGTTGCTCCGCCTTGCTCATACTGCTTGATTTGTTGATCGGCAACCGTGGAAGAAACAACCTTCTTTTCACCTTTGATGTCAATGGGCTCTCCATCAAGAGTAGACCGGAACTCTCTGGAAACCCGGCCATCGCTCGTGTAGGTGTAGACCACATACTTTGCAAGACGCTTTCGATTACCCCCAGATGAAACATCCTTAGGGTCAACTTTTTTTGGAAGCCTTACTGTTCGAGTCTTCGTTTCAAAAACATCAGTGTCTGGATCGCGAACTTGATCTTGTTCACGACCTGTCTGACTAAGAGAGCCCTCTGCGATTAGAGGGTTATTTCCTGTTCGTTGGCGAATACCCGTTTTCTCAGGTTCGGGCTGAAAGATTCCTTTTCCAAAGACAACTGCCATATCAACGTCCCCCCATCACGTAAGCAAGCAGATCCTCTGCCGACGGCACATATCCGTTTTCGTCATAAAACTGATCTACCGCGTCAGGCATAGCCTTGACGATTGCGTCAGTCTCAGCCCTGTCCACAGCAAGACGGTTCTTCAATCCTTTGGTTTCAGGAAGATCCCCCACTTGTACTTGGGGATTGGGGTCAAGCAGATCCAACATCGTTCCAAGAACAGACAAAGAGCTTCCAGGGCCAGCTGGATTAGCACTGTTCAGTACATCACCGATGCCCCTTGCCCCACTCGACCCTAAATCGATAGCTCCGCCAACAACGTCGCTTAGCACGTCAGGGTAGAGATCAATGTCAAAAGGCGAAGCCAATAGTGCATCTCGCAGCGGACCCGCCAGTGATTCATCTAGAACAACCTCAGGAGTAAAGAGGTTGTCTCGCTCCGAAGGCACACTCGAGAACATCATGTTGGGATTGGGGTTGGGGACACCTCCCAGATCGCCTTCCATCATCCGCATGATTTCATTGACCTGGTCCTCAGCCGTGGGAGGCCCCATGTCTGAAGGATCTCTCTCCACAAAATGTCGGCGGAGATGCATAGGAGAAGGAAGACGCCCTGGATTAGCCGGTCCAACAATACTTGTAGGTGGCGGTGATGCTTGGACTGGATCAGGCAATGTTTGAACTGACTCAGGCTTTGGGCCCAAGACAGACTTCTGGTTTCCGTTTGCGTCCGTGACAACGTGATGTTCAGGGGCTCGATTGTCAGCCTGCCGGTTAGCCGTCGCAATTCGCTGGGCCGCTGTACCCGAAGTCTGGTTCACATTCATCTCACGACGACGCGCATCAATCGCCGCCGTCTTTGCAGGATCCATGTATCCGGCAGAGGTGGCTTTCTTCTTCCTACTCGTCGCACGAAGGATCCGGGCTCGATCGGCTCGAGCCTTCTCTTCCTTTCGTCGCTCCTCAAGAAACATCGAAAAGGCGGGATCTACTGATGATTGAAGTTGCGTCATTAGTGTATACTCCTCTTTGTACCCCCTACCCGAGTACCTATGACCAACACGACCTCTAACAACACGCTGAGTTCGCCTGAGCCGATGCAAGTCGCGAGGCATCTCATGCGGAGCAAGTTCTCCACCCCAAACAATCGAAACGGACTCTGGTATTGGAGAGGCGTTTTCTATGAGTGGTACGGAGAAGAGTGGAAACCTCGGACCCAGGAATGGGTGGAGTCCTCTCTTTGGAACGCACTCGAGAACCTGACCTATCAGACCGTCAGTAATGGGGTTGTGTCACAACAAAGGTTCGCACCCAACCTCTCTAAAGTGCAGAACGTCCTGCGAGCTTTGCAGGCAATTGCAACTTTGGCCCACGAACGAGTCCCGATCTGGATGGGCGACGGAGACGCACCCAACCCCAGACACTCCATTTCGTTTCAAGACGTAATTCTCAACTGTCAATCCATCTCGTTCACCGACAGAACCGATGCGTGGTTCGACCCCCACGTCCTGCCGGTCGCCTATGACGATGGAGCTGCTCCCCCCCACACGTGGCTGCGGTGCCTGGAAGAGTGGAGCGGCGGGGACGAGAAGTGGATCACCCTGCTTCAGCGGATGTTTGGTTACTGCCTGCTCCCCCACCGGGAATACGCCAAGTGGTTCCTGTTCTACGGCAAGATCCGGGGTGGCAAGGGCACGATCATGTCCGTACTGAAGGCCCTGATGCGAGAGGGCTACATGGGCACCTGCCTGGAGGACATCGCCGGGCAGTTCGGGCTCTGGGGTATCGAACAAGCCCGAGTCATGGCCATCAACGAGGTGTCAGAAATTTCAAGCCGTGAGGGGGAGGCGGCCTGTCGAGTGCTGAAGAGCATCGTTGGCCGTGACCCCATCAGCATTAACCGCAAATACGAGCCCCCGCTGCGGAATGTGACGGTGGATGCTGTCCCCATCATGCAGGCAAACGAGATCCCGAAGCTCCCCAACAAGGGCCAAGGGTTGTCGAGCAAGATGGTCGTGCTTCCCTTCACGGTTTCCTTCCTCGGACGCGAAGATTACGGCCTCCTAAGCAAGCTTCTCAAGGAATTGCCGGCAATCGCACGCTGGGCCGTTCAGGGCGCGATCGATCTCGAGCAGGAGCCGGACCCCCGACTCAAGTTCATCATGCCTGATGCCGCCCAGGAAACGGTCGAGGAATACACCACCGTCAACAACCCGTATGACGAGTTCCTCCAAGACTTGTTCGAGGAGGCCAGCGGGGCATTTGTCGGCACGAAGGTGGTCTACGAGAATTGGAAGAACTGGTCCAAGAACCTGAAGATCCAGCAGGTGTCACAAGCCCAGTTCATTCACAAGCTGCTTCAGGATTCGACCTGGAACATCACGAAGCACCGGATCAAGAACGGCGGGGCGAGGGGACTGAGAGGACTCAAGCTCAAGTCGCGGTAAAGGTACCGGGGGGTACCACGGGGGTACCGGGGGACATGGTTCCTCCGGTGCCCTTTTTTCGTATCAAGAGCCCCGATTCTGCTGGGGGGTACCATGAGTACCACCTCTCCATAAAAGTAGAGAGGTTAAGGGGGGTAGTAAAGAGATACGCCAGGGCATGGTACCCATGGCACCCGTGGTACTTATGCGTGTGGGGGGGACAAGAACGCTGGTTCCAAATACCAAGATCCCTGGTATAGCCGCGGAATTTTGATAGCGGAACGGCCTTTCTACTAATTAGGTATACAGCAGTCAGGGGGCTCTAGGGGGGGTGGTACCACAGTACCTCTAATTACATATATATATTTACTCATACCACGCAAGGCTAAGTATTCAGACAGTTGTTTTGGTTGTTTTGGGTGATGGTATTGGGATCAGGCATTGCATTGGCTTTGCCTGGTTTTTCCTTCCTTTCACTCAGGAGTTGTCATGTCTCAGAAAATCAAAGTGACAGACAAGGACCTCCGAAATGGGTATCTCGCCCATCTGGAGGCCGGTTATTGCCATGGCCAAATCTTGGCCACGCTCAACGAGATTGCGGAAATCGTTAACGACTTCCCCAGCTCTTCCACTGATGTAGATGCAGAGAAGCGGAAGTTGGAAGTGTTCCAACTTCTTCATTCAATCCAACGTCAACTTCACTTCGCCGTAGAAGTGAATCACGGAGATTGATTGTTTCCCCCCTTGGGAGGCCGGTGCTGCGCCGGCCCCCCTCGGGGGGGTTTTGGTTTTGGTTGTTTTGGATGTTACTAGACCACTACACGGAGGTAGTAATCATGCAAGACGTTGTAGATCTGAACTCAGGGTTTCACATCCTGGAGTTCGAGGACTTTAGAGCAGCAGACCTGTCACAAGTCCAGAACGTCCCCATTGAAACCAATGGCGACGAAGACCACATGTATGACAAAGCGATAGTGAAATTCCAAAAGGAGTTCCACACACTCGCTGATGTCAAGACGTATGCAATCCAGTGCTTGTTGCACTTGGTTGCACACCGCCCTCGTCTACTGAATGCCCTAAGGAGTCATCGCTTCGACAAAGACTCCTTGCAGCATGTAGACCTGAGTGGTCCGAATGCACTCAAGCAAGTAAGAGCCATCCGCGTTGCAGACCTGCTCCTAGCACGAGCGGCTCATGCAACCACCTGAAATGCGCACACATTTCAAGTGCATTTACCACGGATCTAGATTGGTTCAAGTGACCAGTTCAGATTCTCGTTATCCCGATGTCTCACAAGTTCCCCTTGTGAGCAACAGGACCACGACGACTCAAGACGTTGTGGTTCCGGCCCGTCAAGCCGAATCCATGTATCGACTTCTTCAGATTCAACTCAAAAGAAAGTAGGAACTCATGTACTACGGTGCAACCGAGAAGGTCTGCCCCTCGCAGGCCGAGCTGTTTCGTGTCTCCAACATCACGACCAAGACCTCTGGATCGAGGTACACGACGGTGGCCTTCAAGGCTTACCCGAAGAGCAACAGCCAGGCAGACGTGCTGGTCAGTGTTCCGCCCAACACGGACGCCAAGCAGCTGGTGATGTACACGCCCGACGGACGTGCAGTCAACCCCAACGTCGAGATCCTCTTCACGATCATCGACCGACTCCTGGGCAAGACCAAGGCCAAGGCCGCAGCCAAGGCTTGGGTGAGTCACAACTCCACCACCGAACAAGGCGACTTCAACTGGAAGAAGTACCTCGAACCCTTGTACGGCATGTTCATCCAGATCAACGTGCGTGAGACTGGAGAAGCATCATGCACCATGAACGACATGGGCATGGCACAGTTCCTTGATGGATCACCGCTGGTCGATCCTGACACCGATGCAGAAGCCAAGGAAGAGATGGTGAAGCACGTCCTTGCTCGATTCGAGACGCCGACTGATCAGAAGGCACTCGAAGACGAGTTCGGCAAGGAGAAGCGGAAGACTCCTCGCAACCGGTCCACGCCTGCCAAGGCGTGACGCAAGTATCTCCTGAACCAAGGGGAGACAGGCTTCGGCTTGTCTCCTCTTTGGTTTTTTTCTTTTGTTTGTTGATGTGATTGATTGAGTACCAGTGGCATATCGTAATTTTTATATATCCCACTCTTACTCATACTCTCTTTACTTCTTACCTTTGGATAGGCCAAAGGTATAGTCCACGCAACTTGAAGGAATCCGACATGCACACTCGCACATGCCCCAAGTGTTCTGGTTCAGGTACAAGGTCTGGCCATCCTGATGACCCCAACCCGTGTAATCACTGCGTTGAAGGAGTCACAGCAGAAGAGGGATACAAGCTGGTGTGGTTCGTCTACAGCGAACCAGGATATCCCGTCCTCGATAACGAGTCACACGAAGTTGCGGAAGCCGAGTTAGAGGCCATGGGTTACGAAGATCTCGACTGGAACAGACACGGAGACGCTTACGTCGGTGCTGCAATCATTGATGAGCAGACACACGAGATCATGCAGGAATCTACAAACATCGATTCCAAGTGGTTCGAATGGAATGATGACGAACCATGTGACCGAGATGCATGGCGTAAGTACCTGGGATCTCGACCCGTGATGAGTTGAGTGATGTTGGCTCGAGCCCCGCCTCTCGCTGCGCGAGGCGGGGCTCTCCCCCCTCATCTCTCTTTTTTTTTGATTGCAGAACCTTCAGGATTAGGTGTGGACCTGGCCTGAAGGGGGGGCGTACAAACCCGTGACTTCAGGTCCACCTAACGCAAGTTCGTCGGAGTCCATTTAATGACAGGTAGCTCCTGCACATTCACGATGCCGACACCGTTCTAGCTATTGTTCCTGCCAGACGACGGTCTGTAGAGGTTGCACTAATACAATTCTAAAGCGGCATGCTGCAATTAAGGGTGGCACTACTAGGCCAGTAGTGCTGCCCTTTTTTTTGATATGCTGTACTCATGTACCTACCCCACCGGGTACACCATATTCAAGGAGGCCAGACTTATGGCAGAGGCTCAACCAATCCGTGAGCTGATGAGCATTGCGCTCTACAGAGACGCAACGATCTTTGACATGCACCTCTACCTGGCAATCGCCAAGGCCGAGGGCTTTACCAATCTCATTCCAGAAATGGAACAGATCATCGAAGCACGGAAAGGAGAACTCGATGCCCCGACTACCCAACCAGCGTTACCAGAGACTCGTGAAGAAGATTGAACAAGGCAACCAGGCAAGTAATGAACTTGAAGAACTCTTTGCGAAGCATCTCGGAGAAGACTACGACTGCAATGAGTTGGCAGGCACGAGCTGTACCACCTTTGACACTTTGTTCTTGCCTAGTTCATTTGCAGAGGCACTCGAGCACTTCACCAGGTGAGCAATAAAGAAGCCTTCTCAAGCACATGGGAAGTTCTTATGTCTTCCCTGAGTGAAGAGTCACAACAAGAACTAAAGGAGTATGTGGATGACGAACGAGACGACTTCTGTCGAGATCACAATGCCGATGCGTGTCAACTACGACGGCTACCTGTCTTTCGTACCCGACCTAAAGGGTGCCTCCAAAAGCAACGCCCGCTGTCTCATGGAACGATGGTACGAGATTGCTTGGATTGCTCAGGCCATGTTCAACATGAAGATGCTTTCTCCTGAAGACTGGCACATCACGATTGCCAGTCGTAAAGAGATGGAAGACTGGGGAGAAATCGGCTGGGTGAACAAGACGTATGACGTCAAGTTCTTTTACGAACTCACTGATGTACGCAATCAGTTGCACGAACGAGAAGTACCTGGATGCAGCAACCGATTTCGATTTGAGTTTGCGCCTTCCAACTTCATGGTCATGAACACAAAAGGCAAGAGATCATTTGGCATTTCGCTTGATGGCAATGAGGATCTTGAGGATTTGTTCCAGGAATTCAGGCACAGACTGCCAATCAAAAGTCCTCACCTGACTCTCTGTAATGACACAGGAAAGATGAAGGACTCAGTTGGCTGGACCAGCTACACCCAAATGGATGTAAATCAGATTGCTTGGACTGGAATCCCAGGGCTTCCACCAGAATTCAATCCTAACCGAGAGAAGTCGTTGCACCACTTGCACCAAGACTGGTTGTTTAGCCAAGGAAAAGACCTCACCCGTTACGACCGTACTCCTTCTTACGAAGAACTTGAATGCTTCGGCATCAACACAAGGGACTGAAGACAATGAACATTCTTGATGCACTCAAGCCCTCAGATATCACTGAGGAAGAGTGGGACTCTCGTGCCCACTTTGGATTTCGTGGTGGCAAGATGCAAATGATTGACTTGGGTAGTGGCTACGTCAACATCACAGGCAAGTGTGTGATGAGTGGCAAGGACTATGTCGTCCACCGCATCCTCATTGCACACATCAACATGTGGCTCAACGAGAACAAGATGATCCAGGACGCACTGTCTCAGCTGTCAGCTGATGACCGTGGATTCCTGCTGGATGGAATCTGTCCCGACGCTCGAGCAAAGATGGAGGAATCACTCAATGGCTGAAGGTTACGTGTACGTAGACGCAGGATGTATCTGGATCGGTGATCCCTGTTACGTCATGGGAGATGACGCAAGCAGTCGCGTAAAGGATTGGGCCGGAGACTTCTGCGACAAGCTGGACAGCAAGGTGTCAGTTCAACAGCCGCTTGGGTTGGGAATAGGCATGTGTATCGACAGTGGTTTTGGAGACGGTCGATACCCCGTGACTGTTGAGTACGACTCCCATTCAGGCAGACCTGCATCTGTCACTGTCACCTTCATTGAGGAGCGATTCGAAGATGACGACTACGAATGAACGCGAGTTGATTGATTCCGTCATCGCCCTGGCAGATGCCGTCGATCCTTCAGGCAAGCTTGCAAAGCACACTGACGGGGTACCCGAACTCAACGACAGCGAGTACTCCCTAGATGAAGTGATTGAGTGGGTGCTTGATGTGATGGACGCTATTGGTGAAGCCATGTCCCACACACTGCAACAGAAAGACGAACGCCTCTATCAATTCGCCTGCATGGTGAATGATGGCGACGACATTGCATTTGATGTGGCAGAGAACATCGCCATTGAATTCGATCACCTCAAAGAAGAGGAAGAGGAGGAATGAAACCTCGCAACAAAAACAAGAGCAGGTTCACACAGGACGCTATCACCCGAGCAGCAAGGGGGACGCACTCTAACCCCAAGAACCGCACCAAAGCCAAGGCCAAGCCCTTACCCGGCTACAAGAAGAGGACCAAGAGATGACGAGGAAATCAATCAGAGTTGACCATACTCCTGAACAACCCATCGTTTACCTGGTGACATCAAACAGGGTCACATCTGAATGTATCGCCGAGGTGTATACCTACAAGCACGCAGCACTTGAACGTGCAGGTGAGATGGTCGGATGGGTAGTCCACACCATTGACCTGGAGGATGACTTATGCCCGAGTACCTAGTGACACTGTGGTATACCGAGATTCTCGACGGCAAAGCCTACACTCGAGTCAAAGCTTCAAACCGAGATGAAGCACGAGCCAAGTTCTTCAAAGAGATCAATGAAGGCAATGAAGACAAGATGGAATGGGAGTACAAAGTTAAAGGTAGTGATGACTTGATCTACAACTACGACGAAGTGGATGTGACAGAGATCAAAGTGGAGGACGATTAATGCCCCGATCAGGAATCATCTTGTGTTCCTATCGACAAATGATGAAGGCGATTAAGGAAGAAGAGCAAAAGAAAGCAGCAGAAGAATGGATCTTGAAATGGGAGAACACAATCCCTGAAGAAGAACGAGTCTCAATCATGCAAGCTGCTCTTGATCACTTTAAAAAGGAACGTCAGACTGCTTACGCGGATGATGTCGCTCTTCACATTTACATCCAAGTAAATGGATGTAAGCCTAAGACTCCAATAGCTGATGGAGATACAAGCCAAGACGTTCCATCCTCTCCCGGCCAACCTCCATCCGACAGTAGTGATTGTCAATCCCAAGACGAGCATGACCCATCAACGCCCTGACTGCTCCGTCATCCTGACCATCAAGCACTGACCTCACAGTTCTTCGCACCGCATACATGCCCAGGCATGGGACACCTGCCTTCTCACAGGTGTCACGCCAATGACGTTGCACTGTCCTCTTTGCTCCCCACTTAATCTCAAGACACCAACGGTGTTCCTCAGGTACCCAAGCAGCACGACTGATGCCTGTCTTGGATCTGTTCAATTGAAACACACCATCATGCCACTCCCCCCCACACATTTCAGTGACATCCTTCGGGCCGTATGCACAGAACCAGGCACACCTGACCAGCCCGTCCTCATCCGCACGGATGAGATCCTTCAACTCACGCACCATGTGGTAGCCACGCTTGTTCGCCCGTGACTTACGCTTCTCCCTCATTGTGGGGGGGAGCATGACAGGCAAGTCTTCGACAATCTGAATGCCACGTACTTCAGCCCAGCGATATACAGATCTTGTCCAGATGACGAAGTTGTGTCTTCTCCACACCCCATAACGTCGGTTGACGTACTCGTAGGCATGCCGGACTCCGCCCCCCCGTTCCGGGAGGGGCGTCGTCCTTCCATCTACGAATCTCTTCAGGGTGGAAGCAAGCCACTGGTAGTCTTTAAGTGTAGACTGGGCAAGACCTTCCGACTCCTTGTCTTTTAGCCAGGCATCAAGCACGAGAGTCAACGGCCTGCGAAACTCTTGCTTGCTCTGCTCAAGTCTCGACATCCAGTACTGGAGGTGAGCTTGTTCTTCATCTGTTCCGAAGTACCTGTGCTTGCCTTCTACAAATCTGTACCACTGTCCGTTAGAATGCAGCTTAAGGTCCCTACTTGTCGTGAATCGATCGCCCATGACACGTAACTCCTTACTGGACAGGTGGCCGAGCGGCTGAAGGCACCGGTTTGCTAAACGCTTCTTCCACCTGTTGACCCCCCCACTGTATCCAAAAGGCCGCTCGAGTCAGGGCTAAACATGCCGTGACTTGTCGTGACTTGTCGATCAGACCTTCCCGTTTTTACACGGGTGTGCTATACCATTAGCACCCCACCACTCTTTACCTCACTTCAAAGGAGTTGCCCCATGATGACAACCTCACGACCCGAAGTTGTTGAAGACATGCACCTTAGATACCTGGACACACTTCGTGATTCAGGTCAGACAAACATGCACGGAGCCGGCACTTATCTCAGTGAGGCATTCGATCTCGACCCAAGTATTTCTAGAAAAATTCTGAAGTACTGGATGGCCAGCTTCTCAGAAGCGGAATCACGAAAGAGGCGTGGCGAAGATGCCTGATACCCCCCCACCCTCTGATCTTCCTGCTCTTCCCAAACAAGGAGAAGAACGAACTGGTGAGCCTCGCATCAATCAGCGGGGCTACGACCTTTGCATGGATTGTTTCACAACTCTCCATCAAGACACGCACTTCACTCGAGGTGGCCTGAACTACTGCCTCCATTGTGCCGCATCCCTTCCTCACTGAAACCCTTGTTCCAAATCCGTATGACTCCCGACACTCAATACAAACCACCACAAATACAGGTGGAGTCCACGGTCAAGAGAGTGTCATGATTTCCAAAGAATCCCAGAACAACTTCCAAGAGTTGGTTCGAGTTTGTTCTCACGGCGAGATGTGTGTTGTCGAATGCTCGGATTCCAAAGACCGTAAGTACCAGGTGATCTGTGCAGTGGTGGATCTTCCTGAGTTTGACGAAGCCGTGTACGTCCCCTTTGGTTTCATGTTGACACCCAACATGTACAACTTGCTGGACCGCATCAAACCACCCGAGTCCCTCAAGGGTGAATGGGCTTGGCCCGAAAGCACCTTCTATTCGTCATGAACCTGCCCCAATTTCCTTCGCATTCTTCATGCACGTCTTGTGAGCTGCATCAAGAAGCCAATCATCCGGGGGTGCCGACTGCTCATTACGGGCAGTCGGTATTTCCTTCTCCAGACACACCGTTTCTCATCGTCATCGGCATGAACCCTGGGTACCACGAAGACAGAACCAATGAATGCTTTGTCGGTCCCGCAGGAAAGATGCTGAAGAACGTGTACATGGAATCCCTTGGGATCCTCGACACGCATGTGGTGTACTTCACCAACGCAGTGCGATGCACCACGCCAGGCGACACCGGCCTCAAGAACAGTCACATCAAGAAGTGCTGGCCGCATACCCAGTCAGACATCAGAAACATCTCCGACTGGCACAATGTGGGGGGGAGCATCCTTTGCCTGGGAACACACGCAGCACAGGCTGCAACCAAACACTTGATGGGTAAAGCTTTCTCCTTATCGAGAGCACTTGATAAGCAAGGCTTTCCTCTTCCGCCAATTTCCGACAACAAGTCACTTCAGTTTTTTGTGACATATCACCCTGCGGCTGTGCTTCGAACGCAACGATTGAAGTATGCTGTCTCTGAACACCTTGACCTTATTGGACAGCATCTTCAGGGAGCCGTCGCATCGCCATCGCTTCCAATGATCATCCCACCAAGGAGTCCAAGGTGAAAACCTCTGTAGAAAGAACCATGTCAATTGAGATTGAGATCCCAGTTGACATACACCTAGACGTTCATCCCTCAGCAGTTGACATCCTCGATGTCGAGTTCACTCAAAAGAAAAGTGATGTGCTTCACTACCTTCAGGAACTCATAGAAGAGTTTGCCCAAGACGAGAGCTTCGATAGCAGGCAACTTCTCGATGAAGCTTATGAAGATGCACAGGCACAGAAAGCTGATGACTTCCGAAAGGACAACTGAACGTGGATGCTCCCATCATCTCGCTTGACATTGAAACCTACGGTGCCGCAAAGCATCGGCGAGATGGCCGGAAACTCCCTTCGCAGAAGTACTTTCATCCTCGCAAGTCCGAGTATTGGCAAGCAGTAGAAAAGAAAGATTTGATCCTGACCTGTGCCATCACTGTTGCCGAGTCAGACCCACGAGAGAACAAGACCTGGGACCGAGCATCTATCCAAGCACTCAAGCCTGGTGAGACTTTCGTTCTCGAGATGGACAAGAGCATGCACCGAGAATGCCTGGCTCTTTGGCTGAAGCATGCTGACACGATCATCGGATCGAACATCCAGTTCGACTTGCTCTTCCTCAGGGCCTACGACAACGCTTTCAAGTTCCTTCTGGACGGCAGGCACACGTACATCGATACGACTGTGGTTGCTTACCTTTGGAATGAGTTGTCCTCTTCTCGCAGCTTGAAGAAACTTGGTCCTCTCCTGGGCCAGTTCACTTACGACGAGTCCCTTGCAGAAGGGAATCGATTTGCCAGCGTGTCAGATGACAAGCTCTCCAAGTACAACGCAGAAGACACACACAACACGCTGCTCGTGCTGGCCGAACTTGCACGTCGTATGCCCACCAACACTGACAAGTTGTCAGAGTTCTGCATCAATCATTACAGCGGTGCGATTCACTCTGTCTTGTGCATGACCGAAGAGGGAATTCCTTTTTCCTCAATCGAACTCGAACAACTGCACGATGAACTAGAAGAAAAACTTGAAGTTGCTCGAGCGAAAGCAGAAGATTGCGGACTCATTCTTTCAGGCAAAGGTTCTGCCCAATCCAAGAATGAGTTCTTCAATGACGCAGTCACGCTGATCGAACGAGCTGGTCAGGAGAACATCCTCGATCTCCTGGACAAGACGCCTAAGACACAGAAGATCTCACACTCTAAGAAAAACAGAGTGATTCTCAGCCAGTACCTCCCGGATTCACCGACGGGGAAAAGCCTTGTAAAGGACGGGCTTCACTGGTTTAGTCAGTTTCAAGACGCACAGAAACTGCTTTCTACATACGTGTTTCCGCTACTTCTTCACAAGCGGAATGATTCAACAAATCTCAAGTCGAGCATAATTCCATGGCCAACACTGGATTCATCCCGAACACTGTTTGCTTCTGTCGACGACCAGAAGGAAGTCATTTCATTGAACAAGACGGAGACTCCATCAAGATTGATGCCGGAGTCTTCTACGCTGTTCTCAAAGACATCGTCCCCAAAGACCTCGATCTCGATACCCTTCGTGCAATCCACGCCACTACAATCAAAGAAGTGCTGTATCGAGCAGGCGCTCAAGAACAATCAAAGCAGTACACCACTGAAGCTTCGGAAGAGATTCTCGATAAAGAGATCCCCCGCTGTTGCTGATGCTGCTGCCTACCCTTCATGGTTCATCACCCCAAGTCGGGTAAAGAATGATGAAGGTTCCGAGGGGGGGACTATTCAAGGTCGGATCACTTGTAAAGATCCATCTGCTCAGACCTTTCCCCCCCACATCAAAGAGTGCATGGCCTCCCGATTCGAGGGGGGTTCCATCGTAGGCATCGACTTGAGCCAGATTGAACTTAGGGTTTCAGCCCTGGTATCGGGCGAGCCCTCGATTCGCAACGCTTACATCAACGGAGAAGATCTGCACGCAACCCGTGCTCGATCACTGTGGCCTGACTACGACCAGGTACCCGAAGAGAAGAAGCGTCGAAGGCAGGTCGGGAAGATGATGAACTTTGCTGATCTCTTCCTGTCCTCAGCCAACACCATGCGAGAACAGGTGTATGCCCAGAGCAATGGAGATATCGATCTGCCCATCGACGTGTTTAAGGAAGTAGTAAACACTCGGAATAAGATTCGACCGGTGCTTACAGCGTGGCAGAAAGAAATGATCTGGACCGCTAAAGCCCGACACCGAATTGAACTCCCGTTGACCGGTCAGTCTCGTTACTTCTCCGATATTGCCAAGGAGAGATCCGAGATTGTGAACTTCCCAATCCAAACGACTGCATCAAATCTGATGATGCAGATCCAGTTTCACTTACAGACAGAGCTAAACCGTCAGTTTCCGACGTACATTTCTGAACGCCCCCGCTTGTTTCTTCAAGTATTCGATGCGGTGTACATTGACACACCACCCAAAATGGGGGGTATGATGAGGGACATCTTCAAGATCGCAATTGAAAAAGTGTGCAGCCCTTCCGGTTATTGGGGGCTCCTGACGAAGCACTACGATTCACCTCTAATTCCTCTTGAATTTGATGTTGAGGTTCTTGCGACAAGATCCCCCTCGGAGCCCCCCCATGAGCAATCAATACAAGCCAGATCCTGCCACGAAGGAGCGGCATAAGAAAATTGTTTCTCTTCTTAAGCAAGGCTACTCTGTTCAAGAAGTCTGCAAGCAGGTAAAGATCACACCCAAGCGGGTGTATGCAGTTGCTGAGCGAGCCTCTGTCTCAACTAATCCAATGGTTCATCCTCAATCAGATGATGAGAACTCTATCTGCCGATTGAACCATGCTGGTTGGAGTCTCAAGAAGATCTCTAAATACATGGGCCGAGAGACTCAGGCCATCACACGGGTGCTGAATCGGATCAAGGAAGATCCGGTGATGAACAAGACCAAGGATAGGTACGGAGAGTTTGAAGCGTAGCTGGGTAATCCTCCGGGACACACGGGAAAAGAAACCCCTAGCCTTTCCTGCCACGCTGCCTTGTCTCAACGATCAGCTCCCCCCCACATCTAAAGCCAGCCTTTCAGTACGCCTCGAGGTGGTGGATTCCACTCTCACCACTGGGGACTACGTTCTGCAAGGGCACGAAGACCAGGTTCTCATTGAGAGAAAAGGTGGCCTTCGAGAGATTGCCGGCAACTGCCTCACCCGAGACGGTCGTCGGCGTTTCATTTCACAGATAGACAGGCTCAAGGCCCAGGCCAAGCACCCCTACCTGATGCTCGAGGGATCCCCTTTAGACCTCCAGAAACCTGTTTCCAATGTGCCGAAACCGTTTCTTGCGTTGGATGCTATCCAAAGGATACTCCTGGAAAGAGGGGTACCTTTGCTGCTACTCCCCTCAACGACAGTCGCATCACGGCGTGCGATGGGGGAATGGGTGGCTCGACTCTTGATCAACGGAGCATTGACCCATGGCATGGATGACACATAAAAGCGGCACTCTCGCAAATGGAGAAACCTTTGTAGTAAACCTCGCGGGAGACTCTCAGTGGTTTTGTTTTGAAACCGATATCGCAGGAGTGCTTACTTCGAGCCTAGACAACGCAACTTACGGCACATTTCTAGATCATACTGGTGCCAACAAAGGTGTCTTGACTGCAAACGGAGACCCTAGAATTCTTCCCCAATATCCGTACATTAAATTCACTGCGGGGGGAACGGGTGTAATCACAGTATGTGAGTGGGTCCGAGATCCTGCCTGATGGCACGAGTCCTCGTCATCGGGGATCTCCACTGTCCTGCGGATCTTGACCAGTACCGCAAGCATGTGTGCAAGATCCGATCCAAGTGGAAAACCAACCGCACCGTGTTCATCGGCGACATCGTTGATGGGCACAGGTGGGGGCGATGGGATCCCACTCACGATGCTCCTGACTCAGAGAGCGAGTACAAGCAAACACTTCAGCGAGTGAAGTGGTGGCATCAGAACTTCAAGGATTCAACAGTCGTCATCGGAAACCATGACGAACGGTCCGTCCGACAAGCGCGATCAGTTGGAATCCCGGACGGCCTGATCAAGAACTACAACGACGCATGGAAGACCCCCACCTGGAAGTGGGTGCACACAGTCGATATCGACTCGGTCCGATACTTCCACGGTGAGGGCTTCTCGGGTAAGTACCCCCACGTCAACGCTGCCCTGGCCCACAACCAATCAATTTGCATGGGTCATATTCATTCTGTTGCAGCAATTCAATGGGTGCAAAGGCCCAACAATTTTCGATTCTTTGGAATGTGCGTTGGGTCTGGAATTGACCAGGACCATCCGGCCTTGAGGTATGCCTCTCGAAGCCCAAGCAAGAGCATCATTTCCTGCGGTGTTGTAATTGATGGAACCCCCTACCTCGAGGTGATGTGATGGCGAATCAAGGATTGAACCACATTCGTGCAATGGTGGGATCGTTCATTGAAGAAGAAGGTGCCGACGCAGTAGTGATCATCTACAGCAAGGTGAAGAAGAACAAGACGCAAACTTTCCTCGTTCCATACGGAAACGCACACACATGCAGTGCATTGATTGATTACGCATACGAAAACTACGACGACCCTGAACCCGTCGTAGAGGAAGAAGATTCTGATGAGTAGTGAATCCCTAAAGATCTCAAACGTGACCGGCATCCTCCAGCTCGTGGTGCTGGTCATTGGCGTAGGCGGAATCTTCTTTACCTTCGGCACGCGAGAAGAAGTATTGAACTCTCTCGAGAGCGATGTGTCCGAGCTGCGTGCCATCAGCTCCGACCTGGTCAAGGCTCAGGTCCTTTCGCAGGCCAAGGACGGGGAACACGATCGAATGTTGCAGGACATTCTCGTTCGACTCGCTCGCCTTGAACAATGAAATGCTTACTCTCATCGCTGCTTATCGTTATCTGCGTTGGTTGCACAAGTACCGAACGCATCTCGAAGAGCAGCAATCAGATACAACGAGACGCAACGTCAAGCCTTGAACGCTTCGAGGCCATCGCCGCCGCAGCCCCACCCCCCCACAACGACACCGCAGTGGGGGGGATACAGGAGCAGCAGCGGATCATTGCGACAACCCAACAGATCCACACACACCTGACCGGCGTGGAAGACAAAGTACCCGAGTGGATTTATCTCCTTGAATACTTGGCAATCGCCCTCATCTCAGTCGTTGTTCTTCTGATCCTCTGGTACACGGGGATTGGCCCACTGATCCGAACCATCTTTGGATGGATACCAAGAGCCAAACGGCGAGACGCATCTCTCGCTGTAGATGTTCTATCGGATTCTGATCCCGCTGACATTCGTGAGTACTTCGCAGCGAGAAGAGCCAGTGATCAGGAGTTTGACAAGGCGTATGAAAAAGCTCGACGAGCAAGAACTTAAACAGATTATTCGTTTCGCTCAGATGAGCGACCCTCTGCCAGGTACCGATCTTTGGATCATGCAAGCAAGCGAGTACCTGCATCTCCTCGTGCATCAGATAAGGAATCAAACATGCTGCACCTCGCCTCAATCGAATCTCTCCTCGGAAGCATCTGGTTTGCAGGACTCACCTGCGTTGTTGGCTACATCGGAGGATGCGTCTTCCCCGTGAGCAAGTTGAAGAGCAAGATCGACTGAGAAAAGCGTTCGATCAAACGCTCCAGGCCCGCCCCCGCTTCGCGTAGGGCGGGCCTTTCGCGTCCATGCTCTCCCTTGGTATAGTGTATTCATTCCCCCCCCACCTTCTTTCCCACCGGAGTCCTGCATGCTTGACAAGATGAATGCTCTTGACCACGTTCGTGACGACGATCCTGATCCTGCAATGCACGCAGCGATGAACCTGGATCCCGACGCCCTCATCCCTGAGCTGCTCGGTCACGTCGAAGCCATGATCGAAATCTCAAACCGTGCTGCATTCGTTGCGCAAGATCTGCACATGCTCGTGAAAGGAATCTCCGATGCCACCGGCTCTCCCATCCCTGAAGCCCCCTGCCACTATGGGGAAAGACGCCGCGGACTTTCTCAGGGCACATCAGATTCTCCCGATCAGTCCGCCTGTCCGTTCTAGTGATTATCGATTGTGCATGAGTGATCCGTTCACGTACTACATGGCAAGGCGTTTAGGTGTCGTGCCGGCACTCTCTCACTCCCCTGCCTTGAACCGTGGTACATGGATGCACCTCAGGTTCCAGCACTTTGATCTACCGCAGGCCCGACTCAACTCTCTGATGGATCACCACCTCGGCAAGAGGATGGAGGAGTTGACTGAAACGTGTAAAGACCTGGGGATTCAAAGCGAAGGTCGGGCCAAGGTCATGACTCGAGAGGAGAAGGACTTCAGCTGCTCACTAGGTTGGTACGAAGCAGCGAAGACGGTCGAGTGCTATCAAGGCCAGTCATTCGAAGAGTTCCTGCTCTCTCCTCACTGGCACCGCATGGGCACGGAGTATCGCCTGGTCACATCGATCAAGACCAACAACCGTTCAAAGCCAATCAAGTGTGTCACTCAACCTGACCTTCTGCTCTACCACAAGGGGCAGAACTCGGTATGGATTCTCGATCTTAAGACGACAGCCATGGACCCGAAGAAGAGAGCGATGGGAATTCCCATCGACTTCCAAACTGAGCATTACATGTTCAGCGTCCAAGCGTTGCTCGAGACAGGAGATCTCCAGCGGGCATTCAATCTGCCCAGCGATTGCAAGCTGGGGGGAATGATGCACCTGATCATTCGAAAGCCAAGCATTGAGTTCGGCCTGAAGGATCGGGAATTCACCATCGATACCTCACCACTCAAGAGCGGGCCTCGCAAGGGCCAGCCTCGGATGGTGAAGAACTACGAAGGTGAGCCTCGCCTAGACAACTACATTCAGCGGTGTGCTGACTGGTACCACGCGACTGGGGACTACATCGACAAAGCAGCAGAGTGGGAAGAGTCTCCACCCGTAGGCATTTCCTTCACTTCGGCTTCACTGGTCCTTGACGAGGGTATCCAAATGCGATACCGTAGTCGTGTACGGCTGATTCAGCGATACGCATCGGACCTCGAGGCCCACCCCTCCAACTTCCCGATGTCTGACTCACCGTTCACTCGAGCGGATTTGTGTACATATTCACCCTTCATGCTCTCCCCGGTCGGAGAGTGGCCAGGCCTGATTCAGCAGGAAGGCTTTGTGGTCCGTCGTCGAGACGAACCCATCCCCGAAGACATCGAGTTCGATGTGATACGGGAACCGGAATCGGAATTTACTGATTGAACTCTGACTGTTTCATCCTGGACTGCTGCACCGCTGTGGACTCCACGACTCCCCTCACCCTTGAGGAGGTCGCCCTTCAGTACGGCGTGTCTCGGGATACGGTTTTAATCACAGCAATGGAACAAGAAGATGAATGAGATCAATAAGGAAATCGCGTTCCAAGTGATCCTTCCGAAGCTCCAACTGATTTGCAGCAAGGAAGAGATCAAGAGCGTGCCCGAGCTTCGCAAGAAGTTTAACTCCACCTACGAAGAGTCGATCTCCGCTGCGAAGTTCCAGGAGTGGATCGATCTCCTCGAAGTGAAGTTCACAAAGAAGGTCGTGATCGAATGGCCCGCAGGGGCCCGGCCCGCCGGGCAGCCCCCAGCGGTCCCTCAGGATGACGACTTGGAAGAGCAGCAGGATGAACTTGCTGATGACTTCCCCCCCACTCCAGCCTCAGCAATGCGTATGGACGCATTCAACCAGATGTCGCAATGACTCATACAACCTTTCAGGGAGAACCCATGGGTTTTAAAACACTCGGTTTTTCAGGGCAGCGAATGCAGTACCCACTCAATTCCATGTTTGGAATGGTCGTGGGCGAACAGAACACGGGGAAGAGCTACCTCTTCCAAAGCAATCCCGATGCGTTCATCTTCAATCTTGATCTCTCCAGCACGGTGATCCCCACTTGTGCTGCGACCATCTGGCCCGGCGTGAATGCCGAAGGCAGACCCATCGATGTGAATGGAGCATTGATCAAGCTGCAATGGGAAGACGTACTCGAGAAGAAGAAGCAGCTGATTCAAATGGCTTCTGCTGATCAGCCTCGACCCAAGTGCGTGGTCTTCGACACCATCACTCCGATGAGCCGCATGCTCAAACCATGGGTTGCAAAGCAGATGGGCAAAGCCCAGTTCTCACAACTGCACGGGCCTGCCGCTTACGACAAACTTTTTGAAGAGATCCTTCAGATCGCTTTCGATCTTCGCCAGGCAGGTTACGGCGTGTGGTTCATCGCACACCTGTCGAAGGAGTTCGTGCAGATCAGCGAGGACTCTTCCACCAAGCAAACGGAACTCATCCTCAACCTCTCGCAGGGGATGAACCGCAGACTTACTCCCGCTGTCGAGATGATCGCTCCGATCTGTTGCGACGTTGTAACTGAGATGGTCCCACGAACCAAGACCATCAAGTTGTCCAACGGCACCACGAAAGAGCAGACCGTTCACGACACGCTTACTGCCTACAAGCGGAAGATCGCGTTCAGTGATCCTCGGTTTGCAGGACTCATTCGTACTCGAACCGTCAATCGAATGAGTGATATTCCCCTCGACGGTAAATCCCCCTGGTCCGCTTTTGAAACCGCGTTCAACGACGCCAACAAGGAATCTTGAAATGAGTATCAACAACGCCGCCCTCTCTGCTTTCAACTCCGAGATGAAGACTCTCTCTGCCGATACCGACGGCGGGTACAACTCGTGGTTCCCCGATGAGGGCATGTACGACTGCACCATCAACGGGATCTACCTTGGCGAATGCACCGCCAAGGAGTGGATCGACAACGAGCCGAAGGAACACGACGGCATCCTCGTGAAGTTCAACTACACGCTTCTGGATGATCCCGGTTCGCCTGACAACCCTCGATCTTTTGATGGTTCTCCCTTCATCCTCCCGGCTGGTGGAGCATCTGCCTACTCCTCGGAGAAGGCACAGAAGCAGCTCGAGCGCACGCTCAAGCGTCTCAAGGGCCACCTCTGCGTGATGCTCGACATGAGCGATATCCCTGACGTTTCCGCTGCTGTTTCAGAAGTCGAGAGCAGGCTTCAGACCGAGTCGATTCTCGCCAAGGTCAAGTGCAGCTCCTACACCAATCCGACCTCGGGCAAGACGTACCACACCGAATACGTGAATTCTCTGCTCGGTGTTTGAGGTTCATCATGGGAAGGTTGAATCCTTACCTTAGAGACTTTCCCCCCCACTTCCGTGCTTGGGGTTGCCTATCACGCACCCCAAGCACTTCATCTCTTTCTCCTCCTCCGCGCTACCTCCTTCTTCACGAGGGAGGTAGTGTTTAATGGCTATCAGCATTCCCACATGGGCCAACCTTGGCCCTGTAAAAATTGCTGAAGGGCCAGGCCAACCCGTTCGCGTTCGTATCTCGACGGGCCTTGGACGAATTCCAACGCCTGCGATTGATGAACTCGAGATCTCGCCAAACAAAGGATTCACCTCCCTTATGGGATTCCTCTGTTTGGTTCGAGAGCCACACCTCGGTGGGACTAGGTGGTGGCTCTGCGGCTCATGGATGCTGTTTCAATCAACCGCTGATTGGGATACCCACGAGCTGCTCTTAAGGGAGTCGGAGCCTACCGAGTGTGACTTTCAGGGGTTGTCGGAGCCCCTCAAATTATCCACTCGGTGGGCCGACTCCTGTTTTAAGTTCCTGGACTTTCGAGTTCAGCACCCCCACATGAAAGAACTCATTGAACACATGGGCGACCCCCACGGTGAAGGATCTCAATTCTTTAATCGCCTTCTTCCAGGTCGTCTCCCATGTGCGTTGCGTTGCACCCCCCAACACTGGCAAGTTTGGATACAGCTATGAAATTTCCAAAGGACAAGATTGAGACAGATGAAGACGGCAATCTGCTCTTCATTTACATGGACAAAGACACGCAGAACTGGGCGTGTTGCAAGATCGGCACACTCGTGGACTGTTCCACAAGTGGATACGCGATGTTGCATTTCAAAACGCCTGTCAAAGCTGACGTAAGAAGTTCAGATGTTTATCTGAATGGCTCGTACCGCTCTCGAGGCAAAGAACACATCGTCGTTGTCCCCGTTGAACCACAGTCACCCCCCGAACCCAGCCTGTTTCGATCAGGCGGCATCTCTCTCGATTGAAAGGAATCAGATGCAACTCTCAGCACTCTCTCACTACCCATTGGTAAAGCATCTCGAAGATAACCTCATGCAGGATCTTCGAAAGAGCGATCCCTACTCGTACCGAATCATTCAGTATCTGCTGACGTATCACCGTTTGGGCAGCGACTACATGATGTACGACCTTCAATCGAAAACTTCAGAGCTTGTGTCCGATCTGCTTGAAGACAGCAACGACTACCTGCAAAAGAACGCTGACCTCATCGAGCAAGTCGCTGATCTCGAGACAGATAAGTCCTGCATGGAGCAGGAAATGAATTGCTTGAAGGAAGCACTGGAAGAGAACAAGCAGGTCGTTCTCAAGGAACGACAGAACTTTCCCACCCTTACGGAGGATCTCTGCTGATGGCACACGGAATCACTGAAACCGACGGGCTCGTACTTCACAAGACACGAGCATGGCACGGCCTCGGCACTGTTGTCGAAGACGCCCCCACCCCGGCCCAAGCCCTGGAACTCGCAGGACTCAACTGGAAGGTGGGCTTCACCAACGGAGTGGGGGGGACAACAGAAGATGTTCCCGTCCACACCAGAGACTGGAAGCTGGTCGTTCGTGAGGACAACAACGAAGTTCTTGGTTGCGTCAGCAAGAACTACTCGGCCATTCAGAATGAGATGCTGTCCGACTTCGCGTCTGCTCTGGCAGCAGAAGACGACATCGTCAAGGTCGAGAGTGCCGGCAGTCTCTTCGGAGGCCGTCGTATCTTCTACCTGCTGAAGAGCGAGTCGTTCAACATGGCCGATGATCGAGATGAAGTTGTCCCGTACATCCTGTTGTCGAACAGTCATGATGGCTCCTTGTCGTTCTCTGCCCGACCCACCTCCATCCGTGTGGTGTGCAACAACACTCTCACCTGGGCTCTCGAGAGTGGAGGCAAGAACATCTTCCGTCTCAAGCACACCAAGAACCTACTGGCCAATGTGGATCAGGCCCGCAAGGCACTCAAGCTTTACAGCAAGGGTGTGCCTGTGTTCCAGAATCAGTGCCGGCAACTCAACGCCAAGCCTCTTCGCGGTGAAGATACAAATCGCTACTTCAAGCAGATGTGGCAAGTGCTGAACGGTCCCGTCGACAAGCGTGGGTTCACGAAGGATGAAATCACCACTCGCGAAGTCATCAGGAATGATTGGGCACGCAACAAGTGTGGCCTTCTTACATACCACTGTGATCGCGATCGACTTGCCCCTACTGTTTGGACCGGATTCAATGCCATCACTGAAGACGAGCAAGAGTCGTACAGCACCTCGCCAGACCGTAACCTCAGTTCCAAGCTCTTCGGAGCAGGGGAAGACAAGACCAACAAGCTCTGGAACGCGACGCTCAAAATCGCAGACCAGTTCGCGACAGCTTGAGTCGAAGTACAAGCTTCTTCCATTCATCAATGAGAAGATTGGGTATCCCCCTCAGTTGGGGAAATCAAAGCTTGATGTCTTCAGCAAGGTGATCTGGTTGGGCCTAGTCAAGGAGTTGTATCCCGAGCTGACCTATCCAGGTATCGCCGAGTACCTTGGCTTGAAGAGCCACTCATCGGTCCACGGCTGGCACAGACAATGGCTCTGCCTGCCTTGGACTGATCGGTTCTACTGGCTCATGTTCATCACTCGACATCCCGATGCCAACCCTGAGCAGGCAATCAAGGATGGGATGAACAACATCACTGGGGTTAAGTATGTGCCCCAAGATCAAGCTTCACCAGTGTCTCGTTTCGAGTCTTAAATCAGCCGGGGGCTAGGCAGCGCGTAACCAGACTGGGGCTGATTAAGTTACAGCCTGCCTGGATAGACGCACCTAGTCCCCGTTTCTGCTTCCGGGGTCATGGCCCCAGACATGGGGGTGGGAGCGTGATGACCCCGGATACTGATTCAATACGGGCGATTTCGGGGTCATGGCTTTTAGCGAGTTAAAGGATAGGTGCCGGTCCGGGACGGGTAACCACAGGCACCCTTGGTGGCCCCGTCTAGTTTTAATTAAAACCCTTCTGTCGCACTGTAGTTGTCGAAGACAGATGGGGTTGCTCTAGACTTCTCAGCGGTAGATCGATCGAGTTCGCCAGGCATAGTTCCACCGGCACGCTCCAATATCGGTCGGTACTGCTGCCTTATCTGAGGGTTGAGTCGTTCATACATTCGCTCGCGAAGTGGGACTTCTCGAACTTGGATAGCTCGGTCGATCTGCTGTTGAGTTACGGTCAGAGGCATTCCAAACTTTCGTTCGAAGTTCTGAGCCACAGCATTCGCCCGCTGAGTGTTGTTGTTCAAGAGAGCATTGATGTAATCAGCTTTGATTCCATTGAACTGCTCACGGTTGCTGACCATGAACTTGTGCAGTTCCTGGTTCTGCTTGTTCATGTACGGCCCAAGACCCACAGAAGACAGGATTCGTTTGACGGCAGGTTCGTACTGAATGACCGTTCCGTCTGCTCGATAGGTGGGGACATCACCGTTCTCATTCATCTGATTAAAATCAGTGAACTCTCGTTGCAGTCCTCCAATGATCCCCTTCTGGTCCCCCATCTGAGGAGCCAGATTCAAGGCTCGCTGGAGGGCAATGCCACCAGGCAGCACCCGAGGCACCACAGCACCAATCAAGGACTGATCCTCCGCCAGCAGGGCCTGAGTCCCATCCATGGCCAAATCGATGATGGGGGGGATAGGCATCTTGTAGCCCAAGCTCGCCCGGTCAGAGGTGAACATCGGGCCAACAATCGTTGACTCCCACATGGTCTGGGCTCCGAGGCCCTTGCTGAAGTCCATCCCGAGAGCATTCTTCCCGATCTCGTAGATGGCAGCACTGAACCCCAGAGTCCGAGCCATGTCGTGAAACATGGAGGAGTATTTACCCTGCGTCTCAAAGCCCGTCAGGCCCCATGTACGGCGTCCCTGATTGATCATGGGCGCCGTGTCCGTCCAGGACGTGAGCGTCCTCAGAGGGAACGTGAGGAACTGTCGGGCCCAAGGGAGAGACAAGAACCCCTGCTGGAACATGGCAGGGCTATTGACAATGTCAGAGCCAAACTGGGTGTTCTGAACCATGGACTTGATCGAGTCCGTGGAGCGGAAGATATCGTCCTTCTTGCCCTGCATGGCGTAATCAGTCAAACCGTTCTTGACGGTCTTCCTCATCCCCCCCACTTTCCCTGCTGCCTGAGTGGCCGCAAAGGCTGCCTCTCCAGTAGCCACCCGGTTGAAGATCTCGGTGTGCTGGAACAGCTTGAGCGGCAATTCCGTCAGGGCATATTTCAGAGGTCTGGGGTTCTTGTCGGCGATTGTCGAAAAGGCCACCTGGTCAAGCAGCTCGTAGGAGCTGGCCCGGATGTTGAGCAGATCCTCTCCGTCCACATTGGACAGGCGGAAATGCTTGCGGCGAAGCTCGTCGATGTCGTCGGCGTTGCCCCGGATGCCCAGCTTGATCCTGTCGTCGATGTAACTGAAGTACTGCTTGAATGCCTGGCCGTACCCCTTGGCCATGTTGCCGGCACCCATCCAGGTCTGGGCAAAGAGCAATGGCTGAAACAAATTCAAGACTGCCGAAGCAGGGTTGAATCCCAGGTGAGAGGAGTAAAGAGCGGTAGCAGCACCACGACCAAACTCACTTCCATCAAACTCGGTCAAGTCTCTCTTGGCAAACGACTTCAAAGAGCCGAGGAACTGACTGCTCTGTGAGTTCTCCCCCCCCACTTTAGCCATGAACTTGCTGTTGGCCAGGCCGCCTGCAATGTGCTGGGCACCCAGCATCGCGTGGTAGCCCATGAGATCATTGATCTTCATCTCACCACGGATACGAGGAATCAGTACCCCTTGAATGTAACTGCTGGTTGCCTTGTCCCCAGCAAGATCCAAGTCTCGTACCAATGTCTGGTACACGTCGTACCTCGAGTTGCCCCCCAACATCTTTCGAGCAGCCACTTCTCGCCGAGCATCTCGAGCTTTCTGTACAGGGAAGTCCCGAAGGGCCAGACGCACATCACCGGGGAGAGCGTCGGCATAGAACGCCACATCATTTCGGGTCTGCTTGAGGTACTTGTTAATGGAGTAATCAAAGTCGAGGTTGGATACCTGGACAATGCCATCTTCAGGACTGCGTCGGAATGCTTCTTGAAGCAGCTTTCGATTCTGCCCCACGAAGTTCTCGAGATTGGAGTTCGCTACACCTGCCTTGGCATAAAGCTCACCAATGATCTCGAGATCTTCCGGGTCATAGATGCCGTCCGAGACACTTCGATTACGGATCCGGCCCGAAGCAAAGTTGACCTTGCGACGGGAGTCTTGGACTCGATCTACCCTGACCTTGTCGCCATTCTCAAGGACATTCGACCAGACATTGCGAGGCATGTAGTTGTCAAGGTCATCCAGAGATCGCTGATCCCGAACCAATTGCTTGAACTCAGAAATATCCAGAGATCCGTTACGCAATTTCTTGACGACCTCTTCAGCAATCTCGTTGTTCATGTGGCCGAAGTATTCAGATGCCAGGAATGGAACATCCTCAGCCCTTGCCACCTGCACACTCTTCTTGAGACTGCCGTACAACCTCAGGATCTTGTCGTCATCAAACCCCCCTGACCTGTTCAAGAACAAGTCACCGTAACGCTTCTTCATGACTGCTCGAGTCATGCCCATGTACGGAGCAAACCCCTCCTGCTCAAGCCACTTGGACATAAGATCGTCAGGGTCTAGGTTAGGTCGGACTCGTTGCTCAATCTCGTTCGTGATTCGATCTGCTCGAGACACTCGGACAGGCACATCATCGCCCACGATAGGACGGACCTGATTCAAGAACTCTGCTTCTGGAATCTTGCCCTCGTCCAAATCACGCAGAGCAGCATTCACCGCACCTGCTTGCTCTCGGTTGACAGGCAACTTCTTCCCTGACTCCGTGACCACGTTGTGGGCCATGCCCATGTTGGCCTGCTTGCGGACCACCTGCTTGTTCATCCCGTCCAACACGGCGTGCATGTAGACCTGGGATCTCTTGAGATAGGTAGGCAACGAAATGTACTCGCCGTTGATGTTGGCAAATACTTCCGGTGCCCGCTCAGGACGAAGACTTTGGAGAGGCGTCTTCAACCTAAATCGTTCAGAGATACGTGATTGAAGAGAGGCCAGAGTAGAGCGGATAGGGATCTGCTCTTCTTCTACCAGGTCACTGATCCTCTTGGTGGTGGAGTTCAACACCGTAGGCAGTGCAGTACCCTGCCCCATTTGATGGGCATTAAGCAGGCCAAGGCTCTTGAGAACAGACTTGTTCCCAATGACATACTCACCGTATTTCGAGCCCGTGAAGATACGACCTGTAGCCGACAAAGCCTTACCCGCTGCTGGCGACGTGACAAACGTCAGCCAGACAAACGGGTTTGACGCAAGGTCGATGACCGTGTTTGCCAATGCAGAACCACCGTACTCCTGCTTCAATCGTTCGACAAAGGAATCCCTCTCCCTTGGGCTCAAAGCAGAGGGATCAAGCATTGTCTGCTTGAACGATTTCCAGGTCAGTTCATCATCGAGGAACTGAGTGAAAGCGACAGTGGGCCTGTCATAGATGGCAACAGGATCAAAGCCGTCTAGGCCGTCTTCCTGCGGATCGTAATCCATCAACCAATCCGGGTGCGGATCCGAAGCTGAATGACCACGCCATCAACCGCAACGGTATTGAAATCAGCCGTGACACTGTCTCCAGCAGCAATGACGTTGTTGGTCTTGTCAATGGTTGCAGCAGCGAAGCTCGCACCAAGAGTCAGTGCCGTGTTCACCGCAGCAGTTCCCGAAGCAGTCGTCTTCAGGGTCAGGCTTGGAGTGCCTGCATCAGCCTTGGCGTGAACCGCTTCAATGACGGTGTCTCGTTCCGCATAGAAGATGGGCTTGTCATCCAGCGGGTTGTCAATATTGTTCAGCTGAATAACCACGATCTGATGGAAGTCCGGAAGTTCCGAAGCCTCGATAGGGATTGCGCCTGCCATTGTTTAATTCCTAGAAAAGGGGAGAAGGATCTTGTCCACCCAAGGATCCCATGTTCATGGCAAGTTCCTGCAAGAGATCTTGCCGTTGCATTCCACCCAGAACCACGGCCCCCTCTGGGAGCCTGCGGCCTGCCATGGCACTCATGTAAAGGTGAGGAGCCTTCATCTGCAATGCCGCTAGATTCTGCTCGTACTGCCGACGAAGCCGATCCTTCTTCAACCGCGATGCAAAAAGCCTGCTGCGTTTCTCTTGCTCTTCTTTGAACAAAGCCTCTGGATCTTGACTGGGATCCCTCAATCCCAGATCCTCAGCAGCAGCCATTCCCAATGGGATACCCGCTATCTCTGCCCCGTAGAAAGCGGTCAAAGGATTGATCGGCTTTGACAGAGAGGTGCCTGTATTACGCAGTAGGCCCTTAATCAGCGACAATCGGCTCATCAATAAATCCCCTGCCGAGCCATCAGTTCGGCATATCCAGGTCTGTTGTTAGATGCGATCCGCTGGAGTTCTTGTTCACGACCTTGGATCAACTGCTGCAACTCACTCGAAAGACGATCTCGATTTGCACCAGCATTCAGATTCGATGGACGAGCCATATCTGCTACTGCACCAAAGTGACCCGTGCTGTCTCGAGATAAAGCCTTCTGTTGAATACCCGCTTGAAGAGCCAGCATCATTTCTCGATTCTTGTTGGCGTCTTCCTTAGCTCGCCTTGAGCCCCGTGTAGCCAAGTCATACGCCATGAGCCCGTAACCAATCGGACCCAGCATTCGGAGTAGTGTCCCCCCCATTCCCATAGGGGCAGCCGCCTTTGCAGCCTTAGCCGCTTTAGATGCCTTGCCTGCTTTTGACGCACCCTTTTTTGCAGGATCCTTTTTGTCTGCTTGCCTTCGAAGCAACTCAGCTTCTTTAGCCTTAGCTTCATCCTGTTGCTTCTTAAGTGCCTCCGCTCTTACCTCAGCCTTCGTCGGAACACGACCTGTTGCTAGACCAGGAGAAAGAAACAGGCTTGCCTTTGACACAAGGCGTGTCGCAGGATTTTTAGACTTAGCGTCTCTACGATACTTCTTGTTCCGTTCTCTTGCTGCTTTCTGTTCAGGGTCAGGTTCATTTGCTGCTCTTTCAGCAGCATCCGCTTTCTCTTGCTCATTTATGCGTCGGACTTCCTCCGACCTAACGTCCCTCTCAGCATCAGGAATTTCACCTGCTTCCCTGCGAACCGCATCTCCTGCTTGTTCACTTGTCAATTCGACATCAAGATCTGACGGGCCTTCGGTGCCACGAGACTGAGTGCCCCGAGCAAGAGATCTACCACTGCGTTCGGATCTTTCTTGAAGGCTTTCGGTAAACTTTGTCCTTCTACCTACATCATTGATTCGATCGCGGAACTCACGGTTAGTAACTGGCCGTGCAGATACGACCTCAACGTCGGTATCTGAATCAGGATTAAATGCCTTTGAAATCTTGCTGGCACCCTTAGTGTCCTGCTGCTCTTGATAAACGTCCTTGAGGTGGTTTTCAAGACCTTCCGCATCCTTTGAGTTACGGAAGTCGTCAAAGGTATCACGATCAACAAAGATCGATGTCTTCAAATCTCCGACTTGCAGATCTACTTCAACAAGCTCTTCCTGGTCAAGCAGTTCTTCAAAGGTTGCCATGGGCCTCTTCCAATCTTTCAGCAGCTTCTTGATGCGTCAACGCACCCAATCGAATAGTGGTTTCTTCCCCCCCACGTTCCACTTGCAGTACCGCCCGGTCACGAGTCACGGCCCGATCCTTACGGTTGTCCCACAAGAACCGACGCACAGCACGAGCAGAGAACTCAGTGGGGGGGACAGAAGCAGACAGCCCAGGCAACGGCACCACCACCGCACCGTCCGGGGCTGAGTCAAAGTCAAAGCCGGGATCACTCAGCAACACGCTGTCGTGGTCCATTGCCTTGGCTGAAATTTGCTTCCAATCACGAGTCATTAAACAGCTCCTCGTAATCGATCAGCCCTGCTTCTAGACCCTCAAGACTTGCAGCTCTTTCCGCATCGGCTTGAAGTCTCCTTATCCTCATTTCAGCGTCAGCCTTTTCGTCAACACGTTCGAGGTCGCGAAGTTCCAAGTCCCGCCCACGAGTAATCAGCTCTTCAAGCACGCCAACTTCATAAGGAGCAGCTTGGTCATCGTCATAACGTGCCAATACACCCGACGGCAAATCTCCTAGTGCCCGAACTGTTGGCATTGTCAAGAGAGTGTCTCGGTCACTAATTCTCTCCGCGATGCTTCTAAGCCTTGCAGAAGTCATACCTCGCAGCCTTCGACCCATTGCTTCAAGGTTGCTTGACGCATCAATCAAACTCTGTGGAACTGCACTTTGGGTTTGAAAGTTCTCATCAGAAGGATCCATCGATCCTCGTGCGTTGTAAGCAGAACTCCTGATTACGTTTGCTTGTTCGAACATGTAAGACCCAAAAGTCTCAGGGTCAATTTCCAACTCCTTCAACTCAGCTATCAAGTTGGTGTCTTCGCCGCGTCCATAAAGGATGTCTGTCACCAATCCTTCTAGACGAACTCTTTTCTCCTTGGCAAGTATGTCTCGTTCCTGGCCTGGAATAGTCTTTCCTTCTGTAATTCCAATGAACGAACCAGCAATGAATTGACTCATTGCTTCTTTCCCAACAGAAGTCTCCGCTGCGGCATCTGCTTGAAGCCCTTCTTCAACTCCCTGGTATGGGATATCAAGAGCGTCTAGAACTGCGTTGAATCCCCTGTCTGCAAAAAATACAAGACTGACACCCGCAGAAGTTAATGCAGCAGCAGCATCATCACCCTTAGCAAGATTGAGAGAACTCATGATCGCGTTTCTTGTAGCTTCTTCTGTATTTTTATACAAGAAGTTAAAGCGTGTGGCCAAAGCATCTCGAACAACAAAAGGCAAATTGCCTGCGTCCTCTTTCGCTCGGTCAGTGATTTCATCTTGATCGTTTGCTCGTTCAATCATTCGATCTGCTATGAATCCTGCTCGATCAACCGCATCTGTTTCATCTGTGACTAGACCTGTTTTTGCCTTGATATGGCTAACTGCGATCTCG